TTACTATGAATGCGGTTTAGCGGTACGCATCTTACCCTGTTGAGATAGCCATTATGACTCAAGTACAACATGAAAGATCCACATCTGACCTGATCAAAGCCGCGGTATCCGGGTGGCTGGGCACCGCGTTAGAATTCATGGATTTTCAGCGCTAAGAGGGGTATGTCGAGGATATTTAAAGATATTATGCAGCGGTCCTGTCGCTGTGGGGCATGGTTGGGGCAAAGTCGCTTAATTTTGAACTCAACATGGCGATCTGATCCAGGTTGTTTTCCTCCATCCACTTCCCATAAACCTGAAATACCATCTGGGCATCGGCATGCCCCATCTGGTTAGCAATGAAGTTCGGGTTTGCTCCTGCAGAAAGCGACCAGCACGCATACGTGTGTCTCGACTGATACGATTTCCGGTGGCGAAGGCCGGCTCTTTTCATCGCCGCATCCCACGAGTTCCCTATGGAGTTGATGGAGAAGTGCTTGCCGTAATTCCCCGCCCTGGCTGTCAGTGACGGCAGGAAGACAAACGTGCACTTATTGAACTCTTTCTTTCCGTACTCCCTCAGCTTAACAGATACGTTATGCTCCTGAGAGAGGCGGGTCATTTCATACTGGCTTTTGAATGCCTCGAGAGCAGGCTCGATCAGGTGCACAACCCGGTTAGTGCCGGCATTGGTTTTCGGCAGCGTGAAGATCCCTTTCTGCGTCAGGCTTCTTCTGACGGTGATTGTCCCCGCTTTCAGGTCCACATCTTCCCAGGCAAGTCCGCACAGTTCACCCGGCCGCAATCCGGTGTAAACGGCGATAGCCCACAGATTCTTGCTTTGCTGATGGTGGCAGGCGTCAATCAGGCGAGGGAACTCCTCTCGGGTGATGGGGTCAGGATCCGGGCGTGACTCTCGCAGAGGGGCCACACCGTTCATTGGTGACTTTGAAATGTAGCCATTTTCAACCGCAAACTGGAAGATACCGAATAACACGGTCATGTAGTTGTTCACAGTAACTGCGGATCGACCCCGCTTCGGTGTTTTATGTCCCTGCTTCATGACCTGGAAACCGGTCAGCAATTCCTTCCGGACTTCAAGCATGCTCTCTTTGGTGATTGAGGTGAGGAGGGTGTCAGGCCCAATAATAGCCATGACATTTGCGATGACTCGACCGTAAGTGTTGAGCGAGGATTCAGCCACCTCCATTTCCTTAAGTGCAAGCCATCTTCCGGACAACTCCCCGATCGTTACCTCTTGCCTTGCCTCCCCGAACCGCGCCAGGTTCTGGGAGGAGGGGAACTGCTGGGCATAATTGAAGGTGCCGGTTTTGATGGCATAGCAGATCGACGTCCGTAACTCGCCGGCCACTTTTCTGTTTTTGGGGGTGTCAGCCACCCCCAGGCTTTCACGCACTCTGACCCCTTTGTAGATGAACCACAGCCTTAGTGTACCGCCGTGGTTTTCCACTCCTGTTGGGTATTTCATAACGATTCCTCGTTGGTTGATGGTCAGAGTATTTAAGCAGATTGTCGCCGCGGTTTCGCTGAGGCCTGACGCTCAATCCAGCGGTCGATCTCATCCAGGTTGTAAAAACAAGGGCTGTTATCCCATGGACTACAGTCAAAAGAGACGTGTTTGTATTCCTTCCCCTCCAGAAAAGTCTTCTCCCGCGCCTTTTTCAGCGTCCCCTTTTTAATCCCCTTCAGAGCTATCAACTGCTCCTCAGACACCCATTTCCCGGGCGATACCATCATGATTACTTCACTCATACCTTTCTCCACTTAAACTGAACGCCGGGGCGAACTGGCTATTTCTCCGCACCCGGCACAGCCATCATCTGTTTTAGGTTTCTCGGTGATATTTCAATATCAGGCGATCTGACCGGGTAAGGATCGCAGGCGGCGCATGCCGGTCATCGCCGTGGCCACGTAGCTCGCCTTACGGTTCACCACCTCCACCCAGACCTTCACGCCTTCCACCCGCACTGTGTACGTCTCCCGCATTTTGCTGCGCCCGTAATCGCCGTAGCGCTCCTGATGGGCTGCCAGGGCGATGTCGCAGGCCTGACGCGCCAGCGGTGACTGTGTGCTGCGGTTAATCAGTTTCATGGCCGGCTCCTTCGATACGCTTAAACTCGATCACCCAGACCCACGGGTTGGCCTGCCAGCTGCCCGGCGCGGTATCTTCTTCTTGTTCGAAGGATTTACCTCGTACTGATTTCCATAAAGATTCGAATGACTCCCGCGGGCTGTGCACGCAAAAAGTACCGTCGCCGCTCAGGTGGTAATCGCGCCAGAACTGGTGGTCATCATCCCTATCCTTTGGCACTGGTATGATTCCTTCAGCAATGCAATCGGCATCACTGATGCTGTTCAACCGCTCGATCCGCACATCGGTAATCTCCAGCAGAATCCGGCTGGCCCAGCGCGGCATGTGGATGGATGGGGTCCAGCGCTTCACTTTGCATTTCGCCCCGTCGTCAGTGTCTGCCCGATAAACAAGCCGCTCCCCACAATCACCGAAAGTCTCCCGCACCCAGATGCGATCGCCTGGCCTTCCGTATGGGCATTTGGCGTGAGCGAAGTTGCGGTTTGTTTCCCGCTCGTCACTCCCGGCACCGTATAAAGCGCCGTTCCAGGAAAAGCCTGATCTTTCCGTTAGCTCAGGCTGCGGCTTAACAGACCGCCGGGTCTGCGTCTTCCGGCCGTCCAAGAGCGCCCGCACCATCTGACCGTTGAAAATCATTCCGCGTTCTGTAATTTTCGTCATGTCGTTACCGGGAGGGCGAACCCTCCCGCCTCCCTTAGGCCACGTATTCCGGTTTCATATCTGCCAGGGTGATGCTGAACTTATCGTGCAGCTCCTCACTCAGGTGGCGCTTCGCCGTTGCCAGCAGGCGTTCAGCTTCCGCGAACCGCTCAGCAGCACCCGGCTCGCCAGGCTGCGGAAGGGAATTAATAGCTGCGTCAACAGCATTGTGGTGCTTCACCAGGTGATAACGGCGCGTAGCCTTGTTCTTCAGTTCGGTGAACAGGGTGGTGCCGAGCGCGGCTTTGGAGTCATTGATTTCGTTGCCGACGCTGGTGGCTTCATCGAGTGTTTCTGCCTTCTCAATGCGATCCCGGAACTCATCGGCCAAGGCATCGATATTGGCCGCCGATTCCTGCGCGCTGTGAGTCGTTGTTACGGCGTCACCTTTTATATCAGCCAGGCTTACGCGCTGGGCGGGCGCCGGGTTGATCTCTTTCTCTGCGCGGGGCTCCACCTCATCCGGGGTATACACGCCGAGTACGACCGCAGGGCAGTACAGGCGCGCCCAGTATTTAAGGGCCAGATATGCGATCTGCTGCTTCGGATTCGATACCCACAGTGGGGAGTTACGTGTAATCACGCTAGAAAGGAACACCGGTTCGCCCCAGGTGATCTCGCTTTCGCCGCGAATGATGGCACCCACACGAACCGACAGGCCTTGCTCGTCAGCGCTGGTCCAGCCGCGTACCATTTCTTTCTTGTCGTAAGTCCCGCCGCCTTTCGCCGGCTTCTTCACGATCTCTTCGCGGCTGCTGGCGCATTTCGACCAGTCGCCCTCGTACTCATAGTGGAAGCGACCAACGATAGCGTTTGAACTGGAGATCACCGCGTTTACCAGCTGCGCTTCGTACCCCAGCACGCCGTTGACCAGGTGAGTTTTTTGCGCCACCGCGTAAGGGTTCATACCCCACTGCATAGCCTGCATGATGATGGCCATGCAGTCGGCTGGGTTGCCGCGAAGATGTTCAGGGACCGTTACAGCGGCCTGCGCCATTAAACCGGCAACGGCCTGCAGCTGGGTTAATGCCTGCACATTGAAGATGGCATTGCTGGCAGAGATAGTGTTTGGAGCCTGCTGCTCCGCGGTTACGATATTCATGTTTTCCATCGTCATTCCCCTTATGCCTGAGTACGCAGCGCTTCAAGGCGGCGCAGGTCGAAGTCGTTCAGTTCGTCGGTGTAGTCTTCGGTGATCGGCGCTGGCCATTCGCCAGTGTCGAACGCGTTAGCGATGCGGTTCATCGTCTGGCGATACTCGAGCATGCCCAGCTCAATCAGTTCTTCGCTGGCCTCAACGATGGCGATCCAGTGGTATCCCTCGTCTTTGTTGACGAAAATCCAGAAGAACTGGTCCAGTGCAGCGGTCTGCATGTACATGGCCGCACTGAGGTGATAATCGCGGTCGATGATTTCGCGATGCAGGCGGGCGCGCAGGCCGGACTGCTTCACGTTCCACATGCTGATGGTTTTTAGGTCGGCGCCGACCCGCACGCCGTCGATGTCGATTTCCAGATCCGGGCGCACGCGGATTTCCAACCCGGTCTCTTCGTCGATACCGAAATAGCTCGTCTCAACAGCGCGATCAGGGTGCAGCAGCAGTTTTCCTGCGGTCGGGTGCTCGTGCAGCGTTTTCTGAATGGCCAGCGCTGTTTCCATCTGCTGCTGGGTCACCAGGATTTTGTCGCCCGGGTTATCGCGCCACGCGTCCAGCAGTTCGTCAGCAAACACCGCATCCGGCTTAACGGACTTCACCGCCTGGATCATCTCCGCTTTGGTACCGGACACTTTCAGCGGTGCTGGTTTCTGCGCTTCCTGCGCCACCAGGTCAGGATTGATGATCGCCAGCTGCTCCAGCAGTGCGTCTCGGCTGCCGCTGGTTTTCACCGGCGCAGGCAGGGTGGAGTTGTACTCTTTGATGCAGGCCTTCATCGCGGCAGCAGTATGCTTAGTGCCGTTCTCAATGCGCTGGTATTCCTCAGGCAATTGCTCATACGCTGCGTAGGTTTCCTCAACCGATGCGCCCAGCGGCAGCTGTGCGGGCAGGGTGGCGTTGTACTCTTCCAGCAGCGCTTTGATATCATCAGCGCTCAGCAGCGCCGGCAGGCTAGCGTTGTGTTCGTCGATAAAGGCGCGCAGGGTTGCCGCGGTGGTAAAGGCCCCTTCCGGAATCACCGGTTCCACGCTGAACTCTTCATCGAGGTTTTCCGGCTGCAGCGCCAGCGCATGCACCAGGTTCCCCATATCCAGCACTTTGGAGCCTTCGCGCGGGATGGTCTTGGCGACGTGACGCGCGTTGAAATACATCAGGCTGACGCGCGCATCTTTCACCTGGGTGCTGCTAATCCCGTTGGCTGCGTGATACACGTTATTCGGCAAGCCTTCATAGCGGCCTGGTTCGAAGTACACAGGATATTCGACAGCTGGTTCTGGTTGTTGCGCTTTTGGCTCGCTCTGATTCACTTTTGGCGCGTTTTGATGCGCAGAATCGTTATTCTGATGCGCGTTTTCCGTTTTCTGGTTTACATCCGCTTCATCATGGTTTGCCAGAGTCGGCGCTGCGGCGGCCAGAACCTCAGCCGGGCTCAGGGCATCTGTTTGCGGATCAGCTGCATCAGAGCTTTCGCCTGGTTGAACCGGGTTACCAGCTTCTCCTTCCGTCGGGTCAGTCTCTTCCATCTGCACATCGCTGGTGGTCTCCTCATTAACCGGTGAACGGTCATCATTTTCTGGTTGTTTTTCGTTCATCAGGCCTTCGATGGAGAACACGCCGCCGCCGAGGTTCGCGACCTGTGGCTGGCTGGTGCCTGCTGGCTCTTCCACTATCGCCTGGCGGCCTGCGCGGGGATCTTCATCCCACTCTGGATAGCCCTTCGAACGCTCGCCATTTTCATAGATACCGTTCGCGGTGAACCATTCACGAACCTGCTTACGCAGTTCGACCGTGGTTATCTCTCCACTCCATGGGAGTGCACGGGCAATACCAAAAATACTGTCAGCGTTGTAATCGGTAATGTCAGAGGTTTTACCGAGCACCTTAAGCGCTCTGGCGTGGGCCTCATCTTTTTTGTCAGCCAGCTCTTTGGCCGCCATAAGCTGAGCACGGTTAATTTTGCCGGGTACGGCATCCGGGTACAGCAGGGCGATCGCAATCTCTATGCCCAAGTTCGCCATGTTCTGCGGCACTGCGCGCTTGTACGGTTCGGAAGGTTGTGGCTCTTCTGATTGCTGGTCTTTGGAAATACAGACAGCTTCAGTGCGATGGCCGGCAGCCCATTCACTGGTCAGGGTTTCGTGGTCACAGTCTTCAGTAGCCACCCACATTCTGGTGAAGCGAAGAACCAGAGCCAGCTCGTGACGTTTTTCCTGGCTGAATACTTTCCGGATCGCGTCGGTGTAGCTCCACAGAGCTTTGGTGTCGAGAGCCTTCAGCTCTGCACAGCTTTCAGCAGCAAGCAGAAGGGTCTGGACATAGCTATTGTCGGTATCACTCTCCAGCGCATGCAGTTCCGCATGTTCGCCGCGGGTCACATGGTGGCGCAGTTCGTCCACCGTCAGTTGAGCCAGCAGCTGTTGGCGAAACGGCAGTTTGCATACTGCGTAACGAGTAGACCCATCGTCGTTTTTGAGTACCCGTAAGCCGTTCTCATACCAGTAGTCCGGTTCATCCGCCGTATTAACGGTAGCTGACGGCGCGACAGGCAGATCCGCATCGCTGGTGGTGCTGGCCGGGGCGAGGGCGGTTTCATCCTGAGATGCGGCGCCGGGGATCACGTTCCAGGTGCGCAGGTCGTCGGCCAGGGTGTAGCGCTCGCACCAGGTGTAATCGATGGTGCTTTCTTCGGGCAGGTCATTGAACACCGGGAAATCGGTGCGGACTGGCTTGGCGTAGTCTTTACCGCGGCCTGTTTCGATGCCTGCATCTTCCAGCGCGACATCCAGCTGCAACGCAGCTCGTGATTGGGTGTTGGCGGAGAGCCACACAACAGCATCAGGCTTCCCTGACTTCTGAGTGGCCTTTACCAAGTAGAAAAATTCCATGTCAGATCCTCATTTTTGGATGTAAGATCCCCGGGCCAGAGATAGCGCCCATTGGGTGTGTTTTTGGTTTTGGTATAAATTCCGGTGTACTTTGGTCGGTGGCACCGGACGTAGACCCCGCCTTGCGCGGGTTTTACGTTAGGCTTCGTGGGCCATCTGGTCGTACGAAGCGCAACGCTTGGAACAATAATCGAGTTCTTCGCGCGCCAGCTGGGCACCGCGGATGAAGAGCAATACGTTTTTAACCTCTTTGTCTTGCTCGATTGGTTTGCGACAGTACGCGCATGTCTTCTGCATCATCATCTCCTCAGAACTTAACCGTGGTTTCCGCTGGTACTTCGTCACTGCGAACGATCCGTTCAACCGGGTAGCAATCTCCAGAAACCTTCTGTTCGATGGCGGCCTGCTCGCATTGCTGCTGGCTGTCATAAATATCGAGAACGACATCCTGAAATTCACCATTGGTCATGCCGATTGTCAGGACGAGTGCGAATAAAGTCCCCATCAGTGTGTCCCCGCCGGAACCAGGTGCGGTTCAATATTGCGTGAAGCATACGGGCGGCGAATGTGACGCAGGTTGCCCTGCGGCTCATGCCAGTAAGTGCCTTCGATGTAGTTAAAAGAGACCAGCCATGCTGCGCCGGTACGCTGGTTGCGCATAGGAACGGCACAACCGCTGTTGGGTACTGCTGGGTTAGCTTTCATCTCAATCCCCTTTTGCCCTTGTCGCCAGGCTGGCGGAACATTTCTTTAACCTGATGCGCGTTAATCACTCCACCTCATCCGACTATTCGTATGCCGTCGGCGGCTACTTCGTGGGCGTCCTGCCTGGGTGGTTCGTGGTGCGTCTTGGTGAGATAGATTAAACACAATGTTTAAACCAGTGTCAACTAAATGAGTAATTATAGATAAACAAAAAGTTTAATGATGGCTGGCTTGAAAGAGAAACTGTGAGTTGCAGACAAAAAAAATCCCGACGCGATGGCCGGGATCGGAGTGAAGAGCAGGCATTTAGCATGTACGTCACTCGGTGCTAATCTTTCTGGGGGCACAACGGAGCGGAATGATGAAGAACAGAGACGAACAGACTGGGTTGGTTGGCTTGGCAATTGGGGCGGCAGTGATTGGCCTAATATCAGCTCAAAAGCCCATTAACCGGGCGAGCATCATTGACGAGCTGGTGAGGCTGGGGAGACAGAAGGGCGATGGAGTTCAGGATGAGGTGTTTGAGAAGGCGGCGGAGCTGGTGAGCAAAGGGGTATAAAAAACCCGGCGCGGTGGCCGGGTTTAGCATAGGGTTCGATTACCAGTTGAAATATGCTGAGCTATTCTTAGTCTCTTTTTCTCTGCTCTGAGGCTTTTCTTTAAGAATAACAGACGGCTGTGCTTCGACTTTTGAGGGGTTAAACATCTTTTGCCATTCGCGAAGTTCAATTTCTTTTTCTAAAGTTTTCTCAACCATGTCAACGCCTTAAGAGATACGTGAGAAGTAATGATGGTTAAGTTCTTTATCAAAGTAGTGTTTACGTTTGACCCATATGAAACCATCGCCTTTAGATATTATAGCAACATCGATCGGACCGCCAACAGTTTCGTTGTCATTAGATATTTTTCTTTTAAATGCTGTAAGATTAACCAATGATTCAGCCATATATGCCAAATCTTGTTTTGGTAAAAACTCAATCATTTCAGTCACTTTTGAGCTAAAGTTGTCGTTTATGTGGCTTGTGATTATTTCGTTATAGCTTGCTAGTCTTTCATCCAACTTGTCAGAAAAATCTCTAATTAATTGTTCTTTTTCTGCATCTGTTGCTGACGTGGCGTTTATTCGTTGAGACATATCGCTCAATAGCTGATTGTTTTCAACTTCAAACCCAGCAAACATAAAACCTCTCAGATTCCAGCTTATTCCATGTAGAAAAGTTTCTACCTCTTCCTCTTGAGCATAAGCTTTTATTGCTGAGACACCTCCAGATGAACTCTTGCTCAAGTTTGGAGAGAATCTCAATTTGTTTTGAAAGAACCCATGAACGTCGAAAGCCAATATAGCTGGCATGTATTCAAGTTCACCATAACCCGCAAATACTAAACCCGTGTTATGCCCAAAAGGTGATTTCTTACAGGTTATCATTGCAAAAAGATTGCCAATAACTTCGCAGAGAGATTCTGGTATTTCTGTGCCATCTTCTTTTAATAATCTGTCTTCACAGATATTCCTTGCAATAGGGAGGGAGAACTCTCTAGCGATAGCAATATCAGACTCATCAAAACCTTCAAGGTAGTCTTGAATTGATATGTTTGCTAATACGCTATTCGCCTCTTCCTCTAAAATTTCATATGTTTCAGAAATTGTTGGTTTTATTCCATTCTCATCAATAAAATGCTTTATTCTTCTCTCATCAATGTGGTTTATTAATGAAGGAAAAAACTTATTGGCAAAAGTATCTATTAAATAATTTTCCCTTAAATCCATGGGGATCAGATGTTCTCCATTACAAAGGAAATCCCAAAATTTCTGTGCATACTCACCGACCGTATCGCAGTGTTCGTCCTTTATTTTTTTTCTAAATTCCTTTATCAACATCTCCCATGGCACACCACATAGATTTGCAGAACCAAAAACCATTATCCCGACGGGGTGATACTTACTTAGTGCGAACAGTTTGTCTGCACCGTTGTATATCTTGCTTACACCATCTCCTCCGGAGATTGTGACTGCAGAGTCAGCGGCAAGGGCAACTGCTGATTTATTGAAAACTGCAATTTCGGCTGTCATTCAATATCCTCTAAATTCCTGTGAAATATAGGTACGGCATGAACCGTAAGAATGTTCGCGCTTTATGTAAATCTTCAAAATCTGCCACCACAAAACTCAGGCCGCCCCGCCACCACACTAGTTCAAAAATGTTCTCAGCCCGCTATCACCAGCTATGTGCCGACCAGAATATATAGCCTTTCGAACCAGTAGCCGCGTCGTCTCCATAGCCACAACGATGATCTTGCGGTTACCGTAAATCAGAGGACATCGCTAACAATAAGCAATTATCTCAATCTCCTTGCGACCGGATCCGACCTTTCATGTACCGCTCATACAACTCATCTAGCTCCTTCAGGCGGATCGCGAAGATGCGGAGCATGTTCTGCTGCTCTTCTTCCGGCAGCTGGCGATAGAGCTCTAGCAGGCGTTGTTCGTCTGGCTTAAGTCCGTCTTTCTCACCAACATCCTGGCCAAGAATCCACTCAAGGCTAACCCCAAGCGCATCCGCCAGCTTTATGGCTGAACTTTTCCCAATCGTCCCACGAACGAACCAGTTATTGACCGACTGAGCACTGACGCCACAAATGCGGGCCATGTCTGACTTAGTCAAGTTCTTAAGCTCAAGGACCTCATTAAGTCTTTGAACTTGTGGGTGGTTAATCTGATGAGTTTTTTCTTTCATGGACGAATTCTAAACCAAAAGTTTATTAGCTCAATATTCAAAATGTTGACTTATCTATAAACATTTTGTTTAATTGAGTCGTTGCCACTGGAGCTAATTATGAAAGCTATTGATAAAGCCATTACCAAAGCAGGAACCGCCACCCGCTTAGCCGAATTACTAACCGTAAGCGCCATGACTGTCAGCCATTGGCGGAACCGCTATCGAGGTGTCGTTCCTGCAGATCGCGTCCTGCAAATTTATGCAGTCACCGGCGTCACTCCCCATGAACTGCGCCCCGATATCTACCCGAACCCCACCGACGGTTTACCAAAGTAGGAGCATTGATCATGCAAACACTTTCTTTTCAACAGAATAACAGAGCACCGACAGATCGCCTGATATTCCAGTATCACTCCAGGGAAGAGACAACTGGTAACGTTGACCACCGTAATTTATGCGCAGCCGTCCGAGCTTGGGCGGCAGATGAGGGGCGCCTGGTCGTTGCGTTGCAAATCAAAGAAGCGGCAGAAGAGCTGGCGATTGAAGGGATTGATCTCAATGTTCAGCCGGGCGTTTGGAACGTAAAGATGTTTCGCTGGTTGGACAACAAAGAGAACTCGGCAGCATATCGGGCGAACGTAGAGCTGCTGGCGCCAGCGATTATCTCTGCGTTACCCCTGGCGTATCGCGATCGCGTTGTTCAGCTCGATGATGTTGCGCTTCGAATTGCCAGAACGGTGAAGGAAGACGCCGAGGCTATTCAGGCCGTCATGCTCAAAGCGCCAAAGCAGGTTCGGCTGAAGGAGATCAGCGAAAAGATTGTCGCCAGCTTCTACCTGGATGGCCCGGACTCTGTGGCGCCATTGATGGCCATGGTTACAACGATGCTGGGGGCTGTATGACGGGATCTAAAAAGGCGAAAGCCACTCTGCGCGAACAGAAGTGGCCTTCAGGTGCAAAAACGGAAAGCAATTGCGAGGTAAGTATGCCTGGGCAAGTGAAGCAAGTAAATATCGGGAGAAGTAAATGGCTCGCATCAGAACAGTCAAACCGGAGTTTTGGACTGACGAGAAGATCGTCGAGTGTTCTATCCCTGCACGTCTGCTGTTCATCGGATTGTTCAATTTTGCAGATGATAAAGGCTGCCTGGAGCGCTCGCCAAAGCGCATCAAAATGCAGGTATTCCCTGCTGACACCATCGACTGCGAGCCATTAATTATGGAGCTGATCACTCACGGACTACTCACTGAATACTCAGTGAATGGCAGTCACTATTTGCAGATACCTGGCTTTCTTAAGCACCAGAAAATTAATCGGCCGAGTAACTCCAATATTCCTTCGCCCCCATCACTCACTGAGCTCTCACCCCATGACGGCGGCAACTCATTGAATGCCAAAGGCAACAATAATTCTGATTCACAGAATATTCATGAAGCAATCAGTGAGGACTCAATGAATGCTCATGGAGAACTCACTGACGGAAAGGATGGGAAGGGAAAGGAAGGGAAAGGAATAAAACCAGAGAGAGAGAATAACGCGGGCGAGGCGTTTTCACCTCCTGACGAAAATCCCCCTGCAGATGTGTATCAGCATGGTGGCGCTACCGCTTTTCCACCGATCGGTAAATTCCCGATCACCAGCGACTGGATGCCGCAGCCTGAGTTCGCTCGGCGCGCAACGCTCTGGGGAAAGAATCTCGGTACCGAGCCGGGATACACCGTGGAAGAACTTCAGCAGTTTCGCGATTACTGGTCGTGCGATGGCCGGGTGAAGCATCAGCAGCAGTGGGAAATGGCGTTTGCCGATAGCCTGCTGCAATCGCGTGGCCGTATCCAAAGGGCAAAACCAGCTGGTGCGCGAGATCCTAACCGCATTTCTGAACCAGATAAAAAAATCCCGGCAGGCTTCAGGGGGCAACCATGAAAAACGCAATTGGCACCGGCAGCGCGCTTGAACGCCTGCGGAAGTTTATTCCGGCCAGCGTGCAGCCGAAATTCAACAGCGTTGCAGAATGGCAGGCATGGCAGCAGGAAGAGGGCCGTAAACACTGCCAGCAACTCGAGAAGCAAAACCAGCGCGCCCGGTCTGAGAAGATTTTTGGTCGTGCCGGAATACAGGCGCTTCACCGCAGCTGCTCGTTCGCGAACTACGAAGTGACCGGCCCAGAACAGCGTCAGGCCTACAGCATGGCGAAGAGCTACGCGCAAAACTTTGGTCGCGGATTCGCAAGCTTCGTGTTCAGCGGCGCACCGGGTACCGGGAAGAATCATCTGGCAGCGGCGATCGGCAACCATCTGCTGGCAGCCGGGCACTCCGTTCTGGTGGTGACCATCCCTGACCTGATGCTCCGCGTGCGCGAATGCTATGACGATGGCCAGTCCGAATCGTCCTTGCTGAACGACCTCTGCAACGTCGATCTGCTGGTGCTGGACGAGGTAGGGATTCAGCGCGGCTCGAGCGGTGAGAAGGTGATCATCAACCAGGTAATCGACCGCCGGCTTTCCGCCATGAAGCCAGTAGGCATCCTGAGCAACCTGAATTACGAAGAGTTGGTTGCCACACTCGGCGCGCGCGTCGTGGACCGTCTCCGGATGGACAGCGGCATTTGGGTCAATTTCGACTGGGCCAGCTACCGCGGGAAAGTGTCACACCTGCGTGCCGTGGGTAGCAAGGGGGTTGCAGATGGCCAGTAGCAACCTCTGGACAATCATCCGCGCCATCCAGCGCAGCGGGGAGATCACCCCGCGCCAGGTTCGCCAGCTGCTGGGCTGCGACAGCAAAAAGGCTTGTCGCCTGCTGGAGCACCTCGTTTCTGCTGGTGCTGTGAAGAACATTGGCCAGCGCCGCCACCCGGTCTACGTCATGGAGCCGGGCGGGGAGACTCGCATTAAGCCAATGCCGGTGGCGCGCCAGAAACCCAGCATTGCAGACGTTTGCCGCCAGAACTGGCAGGGCTATCAGATCCACAAAATTATCGGGAGTGCACGGGCATGAGTGATTCACTGAACAACAAAGAGCTGGTGGCCGTGGGTCATCAGTTTGCGAAGGCGATGAGCAGCGACACGCCGATCATGGACATTGCGAAGATTGTTTCGCGCCTGGCCGAACGTCTGGACTGCACCACCGCGGCGCTGCGCGAGATGACGAAGCAGCGGGATGCGCTGGCGGCCATGCAGCAGCAGGGTATCCGTAAAGCCCTGGATGAATGTTCCGAATATCTCGACAGGGACTGCGTCATGGAGACGAACGGCATTAGCTACGAAGATGCTGCTCAGCGAGAAGTAGGCGCAATGGCTCTTCATGATGCAGTACTTCGAGTTGTCATGCCTCAGGGCAACCAGCGCGACTTATCGTATCCAGTAGATCCGCAGGTTGCTGCATACCAGAAAATCATGCAGCAGGCCATTCCTGATGGGTGGATTGCTGTGCCTGTTGAGCCGACAGAGAGCATGATCATTGCTGGTTTCGAAGCAGAACTACGCGAAGAGTTACGCGATTCAGAAGCGTGGGAGGCATTCGAGGCAATGAGTGGCTGCGAACAGGCGGCGCACCGGGCTAAGTGGTGCTGGGCTGCGATGATTGCAGCAACACCTCAGCAGGTGTGATGTATAATCCTCTTCAATATGGAGGGGATATGAAATTAAAGGTATGTATTTTGATATCAGCAGCGCTTGTCTCCTTGAGTGCGAGCGCTGCACGCAGTGGCTTGGAATTTGCTGTAAACGGGAAAAATTACGCATTCATGCCTGATTGCATAAAGGAAATTAATTATACGGGAAAGGATGAGGGAGAAAGTTTATCCATCAACTTTACCGATTATTGTGCGAATAGGATTCGATCCATTTCTAAGGAAAATATGGGTGGCATGATGGATGTTTCATATTTAGGAAACGTTTTATTTAGTGGCCCAATCTTAACACAGATTAGCGATGGGTTTCGTTTCTCGACAGAGCGCACTTCAAGGGTTGTCTTGGGACGTATTCTGAATGATTACGAAGTAATCGATGATTAATCACAACATTGCAGAAAAACCACAGGAAGACTTCGACAAGGGGAACATTGACCTTGCAGCTTCCGTAGTTGCGTACAAAGAGCGCCTGAACATGCCGGTGATCGTTGAGGCGCTGGTGCGGGAAAATTTGCCGGAGCTATGTCAGTCAAAACAAATTGCACCTGACCTATAATCCCCTCAATGCTGAGGGGATTATATTAGTAATCAGATTATTTTTTTGTTTCCCTTTTTGGAAAGGGAAGCTTCAAATATTCCATGTCATAGTTAATTTCTACTTCATTGACCCATTTCCACCACTTATCTCTATAATCAGCAGCAAAACAGTGCTCTTCAGCATCCTGAAGGTTATCTAATAATTCTTCACTCAGTTCAGGGTGTATTTTAATGAAATCGTTGAGGTTTTTTTCAAAAATACAAGAACGAATAACCATGCAATAGAATACTTTTCGCATTTCTGCTAATTGTGCCTCATATGCTTTAATCTTCCCTTTATACTGAGCTTCCATTGCATTTTTTTGAATCCTCAGTTTTGAAAGAGCGGCATCCGCGTCCAAGCGCTGCTTTTGTAAATCAAGCTCATAAGCGAGTTTTTCTTTATGAGCAGTTTCGCTTGCTCTATGTGCTTCTCTATCCCTTTGCGCGGCATCGAAGTCGTGGTTAAAAAAAGGATTATTACCTTTTCCCCAGAAACCCATAGACATATCCTCAATTTAATTTGCTTGATCCCACAGAGATTCTCAGGCTCATCTTCCCAAATTAAGGAGTATATGGCAATACAAGCCCCCTCCGTTTGTCGAAGTTCAGGTGCGTGCCAATCTGCCAGAGTTATGCGAACAGCGAGAACAGGCCGCATAACCTACCATACAAGCGATATGCGAATCCCCATATCGACAGCCAGGGCCTCTCCGGAGGCCTTTTTCTCACCCGTCGGCATCCCAGAAAGTTGCTGCTGTAACGTCTGATTGATAATACCGATCGATACAAGAATATTGATCTATGAAATCGATCAGTTAATAACCGGCGACCGGCAACAAATTATCAACCTGACAAAAAGTGTCACCCCATTAAATTATCCATAAAAGCTGCTTCACCCCTCGCCCAGAGGAGGTGAGAGTTTTTTAATCAGGTATTTACCCCGGTGCTCTCTGTGCCGCCAAAGTGTTAAAAAATAAGGTCGGTTTTTACACGGAAGTAGCGTAAAAATTTATTTAAATCAATCAGATGAATGGACTTGCACAGGCATGTATTTCATGTGCATACTTAAGCCAAACGAATAAATACTGTTTATACATACAGTATTTTGTTGTATGGTTAAGATGCTACAGAGAAAAATGAATTTTTCTTCCGGCGAACCTATTAGGAAATTTGCGCCATTTGGTATTTTGGCTCTGTGGAGTGGAGTTCTCCCCGCCGGGAGAGGGTATTTGGTGATAGCAAAGTGAGGAGGTCGATGTGAAAGAAAAGCAGGAGCAGGGTGACTGGTACGACATTATCAGGCGTTCAGACGGCAAGCTTATTGGTTCAATGCCGTTTGAAAGCCGATGTCTCGTTTACACCAGGAATGGCATGGTGTCGTGCCGCCCGCTGCTGGAGGATGAAGGGATTTTTAATCTTTCTTCCGGAACCCGTTTTCTTCGCCGCCTCGGCTACCACGTCAATCAACCCTCTGATATTATGATATCAACGGACTGAACACCCGTTGACCTGATGCGCCACGGAGAACACCATGGCGCAGTTACAACTCATCAAGAATTCTGCAGGAACCCTGATCCCCGCCTCGCCGGAGACCAGCGAATTACTGCAATCAAAAATCAAGCTCGGCGCCGTGCTGGTGGCCGACTTCAAACAGGTCCGTAACCCGGCCTTCCATCGTCGTTTCTTTGCTCTGCTGAATCTTGGCTTCGAATACTGGGAGCCAACCGGCGGCGCTATCTCCTCCAACGAACGCAAGCTGGTGACCGGTTACGCGAAGTTCCTGGCATCATTCGGCGGGAGCGAAGCCGCGCTTCTGGATGCTGCTGAGCAGTATCTTAAGCAGGTGGGCAGCCGCCGCATCACCAATGGCATCAGTCTGTGCAAATCCTTCGACGCCTACCGCGCCTGGGTAACCATCGAATCCGGGCACTACGACACAATTCAACTGCCTGACGGCACCCTCCGGAAGCATCCCCGCAGCATTGCCTTTGCCAATATGGACGAGACCGAGTTTCAGCAGCTCTACAAAGCCGCGCTCGATGTCCTGTGGCGATGGATATTGTCGCGCGCATTCAGGGACCAGCGCGAGGCCGAGAACGCTGCTGCGCAACTGATGAGCTTCGGGGGCTGACCAGATGGCTAAATCATGGTTCCACTACACCGAATGCACAACCGAGCAGGCCGATGAACTTCAGCGGCAGTACCAGCGCCGCGGCGTAGCCGTTAAGCGCAGCCTCAATCCTGATTACCTCACCTGGACCGTCAGCGTGGAGCGGCAGGAGGTTGCGTACCTCGAGCCCACGCCGCGTACGTTCCGCCAAAAGGTCTGGGGGTGAGCATGGCCAAGAAACCCCGCCGTAAGTGCGCAAACCAGAGCTGCCGTGAGTGGTTCCATCCGGCTCGTGACGGACAGGTGGTCTGCTGCTACGAGTGCGCCACCGCCGTTGCCAAAGCGCAGACCGCAAAGAACCGGGCCGAGGCTCTGCGTGCTGAGAAGAAGCGCCAGCGCGAAGAGGAGAAGGCGAAGCGTGCGCGGCAGACTGAACGTCGCCAGGCAGTGAAGCCGTTAAGTTATTTCCGCGACCAGGCACAGCAGTCTTTCAACGAGTTCATCCGGTACCGGGATCGGCATCAGCCATGCATCAGTTGCGGCCGATATCACTACGGTCAGTATCACGCCGGGCATTATCGCACGACTGGTGCCAATCCGGAGCTGCGCTTCAACGAGGACAATTGCCATAAGCAGTGTTCGGCCTGCAATAACCACCTTTCCGGCAACCTGACGGCATACCGCCCGGCGCTGATCGCTAAAATCGGACAGGCCCGCTTTGATGCCCTGATGGGGCCGCACGAATTACCGAAATGGAAACGCGACGACTACATCCGGATTCGCGATGAGTACCGTGCAAAGCTCAAAGAACTGAAGCAACAGGTGGCCGCATGAAACCAGAACTGATCGAATCGCTTCGCATGCGCTGGCTGCGCCTCCGCATTTATCGCCGCCCGGGTACGGTGCTGGTGGACTATCGGATCCTTCGTAACTTTATTCGCATCTATCTGATGGCAGGAGCCGCAGCATGAACCTTGAAAACACCGTGAAATACCACTTCGCAAAGTCCACAATGATCAGCGACTCCCCGCGCGCCACAGCATCAGATTCACTAACCGGTACGGATATCATGGCTGCCATGGGCATGACGCAGGAACGCGCCGCCATGGGCTACAGTGCTTTCCTCGGCAAAATGGGGATCAGCAACAATGACCGGGAGAGGGCGATCACGCTGCTGGCCGAGTACGCGCTGACCAAAAGCGATAAGGTTGCCGCACTGCGTAAGCTGGAAGCCGGAGTTAAGCCACTGGTGATGCGCCAGCTGGCCGCATTTGCCTTTGAGGACTATTCGCGCAGCGCCGCCAGCGTGAAGCAATGCGATTGCTGTGCCGGGCAGGGGTTCATTGAGGCAGACGTATTCATCAATAAATACCGTAAGCCGGAAGGCAAGATGACCGTGGCCGGCATGGTGAAGGTTCAGGAGACCGTTAAAGTGCTCTGCAAAAAATGCAATGGCGCAGGCCAGGTCAGCGCGGCATGCAGCGACTGCCGGGGGCGCGGTAAAGCGGTAAATCAGGATCTGACTGAGAAGCAGGGCGTGCCGGTGCTGGCCGACTGCAAGCGCTGCGGCGGGCGAGGTTATGAGCGAATCCCTTCGACTGAGGCGTATGCGGCCGTCTGCCGGCTTACCGATGCGATCAGCCTGGATACCTGGAAGAAATCGGTTAAGCCATTTTACGACCAGCTGATCACGAAATTTGATATCGAAGAGGCCTGGGCAGAAGCGCAGCTGAAACAGATAACGCGATAATGCTCACGTAAATAGCTTACGTTTCAAGCGCGAGCTATTTACTTTTCCCGAATCTGTGTTAATTTCTTTCTAACGATGGGCTTTGTATGTCCAGAGTTAAAAATTCTGAACCTCGCTACGGCGGGGTTTTTTATTATTAAGTAACTTGTAAGTTAAATGTATCTATTAAGATGCAAGCAACGTAGAGTGCCCGGGTGGTGAATCCCCCTTAGCGGTGGGGCGACTAGGCAAAACGAGTCGGGTTTGTAAAACGCGGTTCTGTGGTCTAGCGCAGGGTCACCGGGAGGCACCCGGCACCACGACCTCCGTATCATCTCTTCCCAGGGCTGTCGATTGGCGGCCTTTTTGTTTTACCTGACCCTAACCAGCACAGCACTGCTGGTCTTTTTGTTCATACTGAATAAATATACAGATATAAATAGCTTTATGGCAGGAAGAAGACTAGGCTGTGCCTGTGATGAATCCCCCTATGCGGCGGGGCGACTAGACTGGTAGGTGAGTAGAACGCGGTTCTGTGGTCTGGCGCAGGGTCACCGGGAGGCACCCGGCATCACACCCACTCATGCACTTCTTTGTCCGGCTCTGATGTAGGTTATGTTGCGCACAGCAAGCCTGGATTCCGGTTTACATATCAGATAATGTCATCTTGATGAGTTCTGTCAGAGCTTGCAGAGGACAATGATTATGGAGGAAGGATTTTACTGGATACAGCACCAAGGGAAGGTCCAGGTTGCCTACTACACCCACGGAGAAACCGAAGACCTTGAAACGGGTAAGACCGTAACCGGTATCTGGCACCTGACGCAGGGGGATCCCATTTGTGATAATGGTGAAGCAGAAGTTCTGGAAGGTCCTCTTACACCATCATGAGATCGTTAGTCGTTTCGGAATTTGATGAAGGTAGTCGTTATTCGAATGCGTTCCCTGTAATTACAATTTAGGCGAATTTGGAATAACGCTCCTATTAACTGGCATCATCGCACTCCTGTAACCAGACTTAGTTTTCTGCTTACGACTGAAAGGAGCGAAATATGCCAATTAACCATGCTGAATGCATCGAGGCCTGCTACAAATGCGCGGCTGCCTGTGATTATTGTGCTGCTTCATGTCTGAAAGAAGAACAAGTGGATATGATGCGTGAGTGCATAAGACTCGATATGCAGTGCGCGAATATTTGTCGGCTCGCAGCGCAATTTATGACCTTTGATAGTGAATTTGCCAAATCGCTATGCCGGGTCTGCGCAGAAGTCTGTCAGAAATGCGGTGAAGAATGTGGGAAGCACGAAGCAGAACATTGTCAGAAATGCTCTGAAGCTTGCCTTCGTTGCGCAGAAGCGTGCCGCTCGATGGCTTAATGGAACTTGCTTCCAGTTTTCTGTTTGAGCATCGACACTTTAGAATTCTGACAAACTTTTGCTATTGTTAAGAGTCAGGTGAATCCCCCTGTGCGGCGGGGCAATCCAGTTAACTGCTAAGTGCAGATATGCTTGCGGCTCGTATAACTGGTAACGAGTCACCGGGAGGCACCCGGCACCTGTCTTAGTATCAATACCTGGGTTTAGTATTGCCTGCTTGCAAAAGCAGGCTTTTTTTATATGCGCTTCGTTAGTAGTGCTATTATTTAATCGTAACCAAGCCATAACTATTAACCGGACATCCTGACCGGTCAGTGACGCTGCTCGACACAGCTGCTGTATGGATGATGGCGAAGTATCACGCCTACCTACTTAAATTTCCAAATCATTTAGGCCTGCATAAAAGCAGGCCTTTTTTTATTTCAGGCTCCCGGAAAACCCCATCAATCGCCTTGTCGTTAATTCGTCCGGAGAGCCTGATCCCAACTACACACAGCACCCCGGAATTATCGGAGGTGAGAGATGTTTCGAATGGACAAAATAACCACCGGCGCAGCTTATGGCGCCTCTGCGGGGAGCGTGTTGAACGGCATTCTTAACGCATACAGCCCTGAGCAGTGGAACGCCATTGGCGTGCTGGTGGGCATAGTAGTTGCTGTTCTTACGTACCTGACAAATTTGTACTTCAAGATCCGTGAGGATAACCGACGTAACAGGAGCCAGCATGAACCCGACATTGAGGAATAAGCTGGTGGCCGCCATCGCTGGCGGTTCGGGAGCTATCACGATTGCAGCAGTGATGCTGGGTAATGCTGACGGACTGGAAGGGCGACGATATTACGCGTACCAGGATGTCGTTGGCGCCTGGACTGTATGCGATGGGCACACCGGAGCTGACGTTCGCCGCGGTCACCGTTACACCGACAAAGAGTGTGACACTCTGCTGCAGTCAGACCTGCGCAAGGTGGCAGCAGCCATCGATCCGATGATTAAAGTTCGTATCCCTGAAACCACCAGGGCGGCGCTTTACTCGTTCACCTATAACGTGGGCGCTGGCGCATTCGGGAAATCCACGCTGCTGAAAAAGCTGAACTCCGGTGATGTAGCTGGTGCCTGCAAAGAGCTGCAGCGCTGGACCTATGCTGGTGGGCAGCAGTGGAAAGGTTTGATCACCCGGCGCGAGATAGAGCGCTCAGTCTGTGAGTGGCAGCAAAAGCCGCAGCTGTTAAACGGTGGCACCGGGCCGCTTAACCCGGGTACTCCACCATCAGCCCCGGGAGTGTTCTGATGAAACTCCACTATCTCGTTGCGATCGCAATATTCATTCTCTGCCTGTTCGGCGGGGCATGCTGGTCAGCCTGGCATTACAGCGATAAGGCCAGCCGGGAAAAGGCGCGGGCGGACAGCGCAGAGCAGCAGGCCCAATCGGCAAACATCGTCACCGCCAACGTCATTCAGTCCGTGAACATCATCAACGCCATTTCAGAGGCTAACCAGGATGCAAAGAACCAGAACACACTGGAGTCACAGGGAGCCCAGGCAGATATCAAAGTGGCTGTTGCGAATGATGATTGCGCTAATCGGCCTGTGCCTCCTGCAGCTGCTGACCGGCTGCGGCAATTCGCGGACAGTTTACGTGAAGGTGCCGGCGGTGCCGCTTCCGGCAAACCTGACGGCTGAGACGCCACAACCAGCTATTTCCAGTCCGCTGACCTACGGGGCCAGTCTGGATCTGAATGTGAGCCTGCTGTCGGCGCTGGGCCAGTGCAACATCGATAAGTCCAGCATCAGGAAGGTGGAAGAGAGTAGGGTAAGCAAATAATAGCAATTGTGCGCGCGCTCAAAATGACTTCACGCTGCGATTATCAAGCTGTAAACATAATGCTATAAACGATTGTCTTTTAATCTGAGGGTATAGCATGGACCGGTTTATTGATTCGATAGATGCATCGTTAGAAAGCAAAAACTGGATGGCAGCACTTTTCATGGCCTTGGCAATGCCGGATATTTGCAGAAGTTTAGAAAGGCCTAAGATAGGTCGTGGAGAGATTGGGTTTTGGTATAAAGATTGGGTGAACCGATACATCGCAGATAAATATAACAGCAGCCGATTTGAGGAATGTAACTTTTATCCGGATGATTTCTGGCTTTACAGGTGCTCCTGTTTGCATGCGGGAATGGATGCTGATAGTAAAGAAAGAATGATGAAGTTCTGCTTTACTCCTCCTGATGATATGGGGAATTCGGTTCATCTTAATTACATAGGTGACAGACTCCAGCTACAAATTGATATTTTTTGCCAAGATATGATCACTGCAGTAAAGGATTGGTTGGCTGAAACCGAGAATAATCCAGACATAAAAGAAAGGATGAGTGACTTAATACAAATTACTCCAACTATCTTAAATCCATTTATAATTATCAAATAACCGCCTTCGGGCGGTTTTTTATTGCCATCACGATGGGTAGACTCATCGTAATGGCATTTACTCATTTGTTTTCTAACTCTGGACCGCCTACATAGATTGCATTCTTATAAGTGGGAATGAATTTGTTAAATGCTGGAATCATAGGGTTGTCTACTATCCAATGACCGTCGGGCGCGCAGCTTGCAACTCGATCGCCTTGCTCATTAACCATGACAAGGTATCCACCTTCGTGTACCGGCACATCGCCTTTCAAGCCTACAGCAACGTAAAATGAATTGCCGGGATGAATTGTCGACGCTTGAAAAGCCACTTCTTTAAGAGCTGTTTTGTCCATCTTTATCTCATGGGAAATTTATGGCACTCAACGCAAAGCAAGATATGTTTTGCCGTGAGTACCTCATCGACTTAAACGCCACGCAAGCGGCTATTCGGGCGGGGTACAGCGTCAAAACTGCAAACCGTATAGCTGCTCAATTATTGTCAAAACTTGACATCCAGAACAGGATCGTCGAACTCAAAACGAAGCGCAACGAAGACGTGGGCATTGATGCCGATTATGTGCTCCGGCGCTTGGTTGAAATCGATCAGATGGACGTGCTGGACATCCTCAATGACGACGGCAGCCTGAAGGCGATTAGCCTTTGGCCCAAGTCGTGGCGAACGACGCTCACCGGGCTGGATGTCAGCACCACCATCCAGAACTTCGACGAGGAAACGGCAGAGACCATCCTCAAAAAGATTAAGTGGCCTGATAAGGTTAAAAACCTCGAATTGCTCGGCAAGCATGTGCGCGTGCAGGCATTCAAAGAGCAGGTGGAGCAGAAGGTCACCGCAACCCACAGCATCATGCCGGTCCCGTCCTGCGATAACGTAGACGACTGGGAAGCAGCAGCGCAGAAGCAACAGAACGAGGTTCTTGGTGGATGAATTACAAAGCCGTCTGGAAACCTTTGCCGGGATCGCAGTCGCTCTCCCTGAGTTGCCCATGCAACGAAATACTCTACGAGGGGACGCGCGGACCGGGTAAAACTGCCGCGCAGCTGGCGCGCTTTCGTCGCCTGGTTGGTCTGGGCTACGGCTCGTTCTGGCGTGGCGTGATATTCGATACCGAGTATAAAAACCTCACCGACATCATCACCCAGTCAAAGCGTATGTATCGCCTGTTCAACGACGGTGCCCGATATCTGGCCTCAGCATCTGAGCTGCGCTGGGTGTGGCCGACTGGTGAGGAGCTGCTGTTCCGCTTCGGGAAAGAAGAGGGGGACTACTGGGATTACCACGGCCAGGAGTTCCCGTTTATCGGTTTTAACGAGCTGACCAAGCAGCAGTCGGGTGAGTTCTACGAGATGATGTTCTCCTGCCGGCGATCATCTTTTCGGCCCGAGAACTACCCGAGGGATGATGGCTCACTGCTGAAGCCGATCCCACTGGAGACATTCAGCACCACAAACCCGTTTGGCATCGGCCATACCTGGGTTAAGAAGCGCTTCATTGAGCCTGCGCCGCGCGGCACCATCATTCGCGAAACGCAGAAGGTGTTTAACCCTCAGACCGAGCGAGAAGAGGACGTGACGCTGACGCGTGTCGCTATCCACGGCTCGTTCAAAGAGAACCCGTATCTTGATCCGCAGTACATCGCAACCCTGATGGCCATCAAAGACCCTAACCGGCGCAAAGCCTGGGTAGAGGGTTCGTGGGATGTCACCAGCGGTGGTCGCTTTGACCATCTGTGGAATGCCTCGCATCACGTGATTAAGCCGTTCCGCATTCCCGATAGCTGGACGGTTGACCGCTCTCATGACTGGGGAGAATCGAAGCCGTTCTCCAATCTCTGGTGGGCGCGGGCTGACGGCACCACCGCCGAGCTGCCTGATGGTCGCCAGTTCTGCCCGCCTGCCGGGTCGCTGATCCTCATTGGCGAGTGGTACGGCTGCCCGCCTGATGAGCTGAACAAAGGGCTGAATATGTCATCCACCAACGTTGCTAAGGGCGTGGCGTGGATTGATAAGCGTCTGGTGGGAGAGGAGCTTGCTGAGCCTGAGGAGATAAAACTCAACGGGGTGACGCAGGGGCAGCTGAACATCATGCCCGGTATCTGCAAGAAGGTTGTTCCCGGACCTGCTGACGGGGCTATCTACAACACCGGTGATGACGAATTATCTATTGCCCAGAAAATGGAATCCCAGGGCGTTAAATGGGTGCCATCCAACAAGAAGCCGGGATCGCGTGTGAACGGCGCGGCACTGTTTGCTGACATGCTGGAGGCCGTCATTGAGGGCAAGAAGCTGGAATCAGGTATGCCAGAGAAACCAGCATTCTACGTTTTTGACTGCTGCCGGGGCTGGATAAGCCGTGTGCCGGTGCTCGTTCGCGACAGTAAGAACCCTGACGATGTAGACACCCAGCAGGAAGATCACGACTGGGATGGCACGCGCTACGCCGTCCTGCATTCACCGCCGAAGAAAGTCGGCAAAGTCACCAGCCTGAGGCTCTAACTCCATGCCTGATATTTCAACACCCAATCTGGACTATGGGAACATGGTGCAGGCGTGGGACATTAACGACGCCCTGATGGGCGGCACGCTGTACATGCGCCAGCTTGGTGAGGCTTATCTGCCGCGCTGGCCGAAAGAGGACAAAGAAGATTACAAAAAGCGCCTGGCGGTGGCCACGCTACTTCCTGCCTACGAAGAGACGATCAACCAGAACGTCGGGCGCGTATTCGCTGAACCAATCCAGTTGGGCGAAAACGTGCCGGACCAGCTGCGTGAGTTCGCAAAAGACGTGGACCTTGAAGGCACCCGTCTGGATGTATGGGCGCAGTCGTTCTTCAGCCTGGCGATGCAGTATGGCCTCTCCCATGCGCTGGTGGACTATCCCCGCGTTGACCCCGAACAGGTGAAGACGAAGGCGGATGAGAAGGCCACCGGCGCGCGTCCGTACGTTACCATGCTGAATCCCCGCCAGGTGATCGGCTGGAAGTCGAAGATGACTGGCGGCAAGGTCGTGCTTACGTCGCTGCGCATCAAAGAGGTGGTGGTCGAAGACGGTGACGACTTCGGGCAGACGAAAGTCGAACAGATCCGCCTCCTGACGCCGGGCAAGGTTGAGATTTACCGGAAGTCTACCGGTGCAGAGGGGCAGGCCACCTGGGCGTTACACGACGAATGGCAAACCTCTCGTCGCGATATCACCCTGGTCACGCTCTACACCAAGCGCACCGGCTTTATGTGCGGTTCACCGCCGCTACTCAACATGGCGCTGCTGAACGTCAAGCACTGGCAGAGCCAGAGCGAGCAGGACAACATCCTTCACGTCGCCCGGGTGCCGATCCTCACTGTGTTCGGGCTGGAGGAGGGGCAGGAACTGGTAATTGGTTCTTCATCTGCGGCAAGTTTCAATGATCGGCAGAAACAGGGCCTCGAGTACGTCGAGCACACCGGCTCCTCCATCGGCGCTGGCAAAGAGTCGCTGGCTGAGCTGGTGGAGCAGATGCGCCAGGCTGGCGCGAAGCTGCTGCGCACCGACAATACCTCGACCAAGTCCGTAGACCAGACCTCAGAAGAGAAGATGCAGGAGCAGTCCCCGCTCTACACCATGGCAACCAGCCTGGAAGACGCGATCGACAACATCCTGCAAATCATGGCCGAGTACATTGGGGAGAAAGACGGCGGCAGTGTCGATGTCCGCACTGAACTGGATGTCGAGTCGAAAGAGTTCAACCCTCCGGCGGCGCTGGCTATTCAGTCCCTGCGTCAGGGTGGTGACCTCCGTCGTATTGATGCCATTAAAGCCCTGCAGAAGCTCAACCTGATTGATGCTGTTGCCGACCCTGAGAAGGTCCTGGATGAACTACTGACTGAATCGGCCTCGCTGATTGAGCCACCAGCAGAAGAGGTGTGATATGGCCCGTACCGTCAACGACCGCCTGCAGGATGAGACGATAGCGCATGGCCTCTATGTGACGCGCTACGGCACTGGCGTCGCCCGGCGGATGGTGTCGCTGCTCGGCAGAGTGGACGCCGACCTGGCCGCTAAGCTGCTGGTGCTGCTGGACGGCAAACGTGCCGATACCTACAGCGCCCGCCGCCTGGCTTCGCTGCTGGCTGGTGTGCGTGAACTGAATCAGCAGGCCTACGCACCGGTTAACTCGGCGCTGGCACGCGAGCTGACGCGCTACGTTGAGTATGAGGCCGGGTATCAGCTGGACCTTTTCAGCAGCATCATCCCGAAGCAGATCCTTAAGCATGTACCGCTGCAAAGCGTTGCACCCGAACAGGTATACGCCGCAGCAGCGGCTCAGCCCTTTCAGGGGCGCTTGCTGAAGGAGTGGGGCCAGAAACTTGAAGCCGACCGGCTGGACAAAATCACCAACGCTGTCCGCTCTGGGTTCCTCCAGGGCGAAACGGTGGAGCAGATTGTCCGACGCGTTGCCGGCACGCCGAAACTCAACCGTGAAGACGGGGTGATCAACGCATCCCGGCGCGACCTGGCGGTGGTGACCCGCACCGCTGTGAATCACATGGCCGCCACGGCTCGTCAGGAGTTCGCCCAGGCCAACAGCGATATCGTGAAGGCCAAACAGTGGTCCTCCACGCTGGATACGCATACCTCTCAGTGGTGCATTATCCGCGACCGCAAACTCTACTCGCTCGAGGGTAAGCCATTGGGGCATGAAATCCCGTATTTACGCGGACCTGGAAAAATTCACTTCTGCGCGGTACCCAAAGGGACCATTATCACAACTGACAATGGCCCTAAAGCGGTAGAGCATATCGAACTTGGGGATATGGCTTTAACCCATAAAGGGCGCTTTGAGCCGGTCATGCAGAAGGTCAGAAAGGCTGCTAATGGTCTCCCTGTCATTAAGATCCAGGATGATACCGGCAGGGTTCTTTTGATAACGCACGATCACCCGGTATTTACGCTTAAAGGATGGAAATTTGCAGGAGCTCTCAAAGTTGGGGACAAACTTTTCCATCATGGAAAAGAGGTGGTGCCAGTAATCAACGGAAGTTGCCTTGTCACATCTCATGCGCAAGATTACCCAGCCAGACTCCGCCAGACTCTCATCGCGCTTCTGAGAACGACCGAGCTTGTGCCCGCCGACGTCGATTTCGATAGCCACGCCGAGGGATGGGATCGCAAAGTCGAGCAGATAGTGTTCGAAAAGGTGCTGGTGAACCCATCTATCATCATGGGAGAGAGCGAGAAGCATCATTTGCTCGCGATCGCTAATCTTCTCTCTGAATTGGGGTTGCAGCGTTTTGGCTATTTTCTCCCGGTATTCATGGCTAACGTGGCGACTCTTCATTCGCTCACTGACTCTCTCGAAATGACCATTGGCAAGATTGGTTGCCTTGATTCTTTCCACGACATCTCTGCTTTGAGTGGGGTTGTTCGCGGTCATGCGAGCGGAGTGGGCGGCCATGACATCGCTGCTTTCCTTTCTGAGCCCAAAGAAGTGGTGATCGGCTCCGCTGTGGTAGGTGGTAATTCCGCGGTCGATGCTGACACGCTGCTGCTCAGCTCTGGTACGCCTTCTGATGCCGTGCTTAATGGCTGCTCGGGAGACAACACCATTACCGAGCCCGTACAGCCTTTCGATTTCACGCAAAGAAAGGCCCTTGCCCCAATGCTCGAACTGGATGAGGAATGCGTAATCAATAACTTTTCTCATGGCACCATTGAATCCATTTCTGTTGTCGATAATAGGAATGAATTATACGACCTTTCTGTTGGTGAGGCTAATTCATACTTCGCTAACGGTTTGCTCGTCTCAAACTGCCGCTCCGGCGAAATCCTGATTACCAAATCATGGGAAGAATTGCAGATATCCTCTGGCGAGCTGAGCAGCGCTACGCGCGCCTCGATGGACGGGCAGGTACCAGCGCATACCAGCTATGCCGACTGGCTTACCCGTCAACCGTACGCACGGCAGGAGCAGGTGCTGGGCGTCACCCGCGCCATGATGCTACGTGACGGCAAAATCACGGTGCCGGAGATGTTCAATGATGCCGGGGAGTTTCTTACCTTGGACGAACTGCGCCGCGTGGATGCGTCGACATTCGAGTAACACAAACCTCATCAACATCAGGCTGCCTCCGGGCAGCTTTTTTTATGCCTGCCGCCGAGCGGATGCGACGCGGTGACCGGGTCGGATGACCTATTACCAATGGCCGGAAGGCTGGAGCAAAAACAATGAAACTCAAACTTGATGCTAACGGAAATGTGGTCGTTGAAAACGGTATGCCTGTGTACGTCCATGATGACGGCAAAGAATTCCCGTTCGACGCAGCCGCAGCGATGACCAAAATCACCTCCCTGAACGGTGAAGCCAAAACTCACCGTGAGGCGAAGGAGACGGCGGAAGCCAGTCTCGCGAAATTCGCTGGCATCTCCGACCCGACCAAGGCGCTTGAGGCCCTGGAAATGATGACCAAAATCGACCAGAAGAAGCTGATCGACGCTGGCGCCGTTGACCAGGTGAAGGCCGAGATCACCAAGGTTTACCAGCAGCAGCTGGACGAAGCGAACGGCAAGACCAAACAGCTCGAAACCCAGCTCTACGACGAGATGATCGGCGGCCGCTTCGGTGGTTCGAAATTTATCTCCGAGAAGATGGCGATCCCGGCTGAGTTCGTGCGTTCCCACTTCGGCCAGAACTTCAAAATCGAAGATGGCAAGGTCGTGGCCTACGACGGGCAGGGCAACAAGGTGTTCTCCCGCACCAAGCCCGGCGAACTGGCTGGCTTCGATGAAGCGCTGGAATCCCTGGTCGAGTTGCATCCGCAGAAAGACTACATCCTCAAAGCGTCCGGCAACAGCGGCGGTGGCTCTCACCAGTCGCAGCATCAGGCCGGGCAGAAAACCATGAAACGCGCTGCTTTCGACGCCTTACCGCCAGTTGAACAACAAACGGTAATTGGCGGCGGCACGAGCATCGTTGATTAACCGAAAGGAAACCTGAATGTCCAACACCCTCACTGGCCTCATCCCAACCATCTTCACCGCCCTGAATCGCGTATCCCGCGAGCAGGTGGGCTTTATCCCGGCGGTGGCCCGTAACGCCAAAGCCGATGCCGCGGCTAAAGACCAGACCGTGACCGCACCGGTCGCACCAAAAACCACCACCGTTGATATTACTCCGGCGGCAACCGCGCCAAACGACGGCGATCAGAACATTGGTACTGTGGACGTCAAAATCACCAAATCCAAAATGGCCCCGGTCAAATGGAATGGTGAAGAGCAGCTTGCCATCGGGCCATCAGGCACCTATGACATTGTCCTGGCTGACCAGTTCTCTCAGGCGTTCCGCGCACTGAGCAACGAAATGGATGCTGACCTGGCAGCGCTGGCTTACAAGTCTTCCCGTGCAGTTGGCGCGCCGAAAGATACCCCGTTTAGCATCAAAGACGACCTGTCTGATGCGGCGAACGCTCGCCAGGTGCTGACTGATAACGGCGCACCAACCACTGACCTGCGCATGGTCCTGGGCGGCGAAGCGATGGCGTCCATCCGTGGTAAACAGTCCGTACTGTTCAAAGCGAACGAAGCTGGTACCGATCAGCTGCTGCGTGAAGGCATTATTGGTCGTGTGATGGGCTTTAACCTGCACGAATCCGCCAACATCAAGCGCACCGCGAAAAGCACTGCTGCGGGCTATAAGGTCAACGGCGCGAAGAAAGAGGGCGACATCATTGTTGCTATCTCTGCTGGCACTGGCGGTATTGCTGCCGGAACCGCAGTGAAGTTCGATGGCGATGACAACCAGTACATGGTCGTAGCGGCAACCTCTTCCACTATCACCATCGGCGCGCCGGGCCTGCGTCAGGATCTTGCAGACCAGGCAACTGTCACTGTGCTGAGCGAGTTCGCGCCAAACGTTGCCTTTGACCGTAACGCATTCCTGCTGGCTTGCCGTACCCCGGCCATGCCTAAAGGCGGCGATACCGCTGACGACGTGATGAACGTAACCGATCCGGTCTCTGGTATCACCTTCCAGATCGCGCTGTATCGCCAGTACCGTCAGGTGCGTTACGAGGTTGGCGTGGCATGGGGTGTGGCATCTGTTCAGCCTGAACATTCCACCATCATCATGGGTTAACCCACAGGGGCTTCGGCCCCTTTGTTATTCAGGAGGCCCAATGGCCGGATTGACCAAAGAGCAGCGCGCACAGCGTGAGGCTGAAAAGCTTGCCGCGCAGAATGGCGCTGAACAGAATCCTGCTCAGCAGGACCAGCAGCAGGACCAGCAGCAGGACCAGCAGCAGGACCAGCAGCAGGACCAGCAGCAGGACCAGCAGCAGGACCAGCAGCAGGACCAGCAGCAGGACCAGCAGGGTGTTGAGCTTGTGGTGATGGTGCGCGATCAGCCTGAATTCCCCGGCGGCCCGCTGAGCGCTGAGGTTCACCCTGACGAGGTGGATAACTGGCTGGCGCTGGACTGGCGTCTGGAGGAATAACCATGCTGGTTGCCGATCCCCATTCGCCTGACTTCAACAGCTACGCCAGCGTTATTGACCTGCGCACGTTCGCGTCGGGGCGCGGATATGCCGTTCCTGCCGATGATGGCGAATGCGGCCAGTTGCTGGTGCAGGCTATGGACTATCTGGAAGGCAAGACATGGCGCGGCGAGCGCTCCAGTGCATCACAGCCGCTATCGTGGCCGCGTGCGGGCGTGCGCTTCGACGGCGTTGACCTGCCAGATGACACCATCCCACAGCGCCTGGTTGATGCGCAGTGCCGCCTGGCTCTCGAATCGCAGGAGATTGACCTCACGCCTTCGGTTGCAGGTGGTGGTGCGGTAACGATGGAGCGCGTAGAGGGCGCAGTCACGGTCCAGTACGAACCGGGCACGAATAAGGCGGCACCGTCATTCCCCTGGCTCTACTCCTCGTTGCGTGGGCTGGTGGTGGGCGGCAATCAGATCCGCATCGAAAGGGGGTGATATGCCAATCGACTACCGCCGCATGCGAAACACCGCAAAGCGACTGCTGACCGAGAACGGGAAGTCTTATCCGCTTACCCGCGGTGGCGGCACTACCCGCGATCAGTTCGGCAAAGAGGTAACCACCCCGACTATCACTGCGACCGTCACTGGCGTTGTCACTGAATACTCCTCTCGTGAAATAGATGGCTCTCTGATTACTACTGGCGATAAAAAGCTGGCGGCCACGTTCGAAACGGAAGTGCGCATTGACGACCGCATCGAGATCGACGGCAAAGCATGGCGGGTGGTGCAGCCTAATCCGGTTAAGCCTGCCGATGTACTCATCTCCTACAACATCCAGCTGAGGGCGTGACTATGGCCAGCTCTGTTAATCAGCCGTTCCTGGCTGCCATTCAGTTATTTGTGGATAGTTCGAAGCAGGAGATGGATCAGGTAGTGCGCCTGACGGGCATTAAAATCCTCGCTCAACTGGTTGAGATGTCCCCGGTGGGCCAGCCGGATATCTGGCAGGTTAACCAGACCGCGACGGCGTACAACACTGCGGTGCGGGAGCATAACGCGGCCCTTCGCGATGACTCTGCCAACCTGACCAAATCGGGACGGCTTAAGCGAGGTCTGCGCGTAAATGACTCGATGGACATCAAAAAGCCTGAGGGCTATGTCGGCGGGCGCTTCAAAAACAACTGGTATGTGGGTTTCGACAGCCAGCCTACTCAGTCCAACGATACACCGGACGCTTCCGGCCAGGGTTCAAACTCCCGTGGCATGGCGGTGCTCGAGGTGTTCAGGGTGGGCCAGGTCAACTCGATTTACTTCACCAATAATCTGCCTTATGCGGCGGCGCTTGAGAACGGGCACTCTGGTCAGGCGCCCGGCGGCATGGTGGGTATCACTGCGCTGGACGCCGCGCAGCTGTTCCGTGAAGCAATGAGCGAGGTGCGTAATGGCCGGTGACCAGTCAATGCGGATCGCTGACCTGCTTGAGAGCCGGGTTGCGGTAATCTGCTCCTCCCTCGGACTGCCAGTGGCCTGGCCGAACATCGCGTTTACTCCCCCGGATAATGCGCCTTACGGGCGTGTTTATGTTCTGCCGGCGCAAACCGTGGGGCAGGACCTGGAAGGCCAGTTGCGTACGTACCAGGGCATTCTCCAGATCAACATCATCGCTCCTGCCGGCAGCGGAGTGACCCTGGCCCGAGGGCTGGCAAAGTCTGTTGCCGATGCCTTCCCCGAAGGGCTGCCGCTGATGGATGGTGACCTGACGGTTTATATCAACGGACCGCCGCAGGTGCGCACGCCGATACAGGATCGCCCAACATCTGCACCCAACGGCAGTAGTGGCTCCATCACCTACACCACCCCCGTCAGCATGCAGTACCGCGCTGATTACTGACCCGCCGCCTGGCGGGTTTTTTATTACCTCAATTCAGGAGAATGCAATGGCATTCGCAATCCCTAACGGGTCACGTGTGAACGTGGCCAAGGCCTATCTTGCGCCGATTGTCTTCACTGCAGCCTCCAACGCGACGGAATGCGAACTGACCGTTGCCTCTGCTGCCGGGATTCTCGCGGGCGATGTTGTCCAGGTCAGTTCTGGCTGGCTCAAACTCGATAACATGGTGCTGCGCGTTAAATCGGTAACCAGTACCAAAATTGTGCTGGAAGCGTTTGATACCACCGATACCAAGAAATTCCCGGCGGGCACCGGCGCAGGCACACTGCGCAAAATCGACTCGTGGATCACCATGCCTCAGGTCATGACGCTCTCTACCGAAGGCGGCGACCAGCAGACCATCAGTGTCCAGTTCCTGGGAGATGATAAGGCCCGTACCATCCCTACGTTCAAAAACGCCGTGGTTCAGGTCTACACCTTCGCGCATGACCCGATGCTGGCGATCTACAAGCGTCTCATCGACCTGGACGACTCCAGCGACACCACGGCGGTATGGTTCCACAACCCGCGTGGCAAAGCGGATCGTTACTACTCCGCCAAAGTATCTTTCCAGCGCGTGCCGCGTACCGAAATCAACGCGGTGGAAAGCAACGACGCGCGCATGAACTTCGAATCGGATATGCAGATTTACCCGATCGCCGATGCCTCCGCTGTGCCGCTGGCGTTCCTGACCAACCTGCCAGCCACCAAAACCCTCGCAGTTGGCGCTGCATTGGATCTGGCTGTGGTTATGCAGGGCGGCTCCGCACCTTACACCTACGTGTGGAAGAAGGGCAGCACCGCCATCCCTGGCAAAACAGCTTCGACGTTCAACATCCCATCTATCGCATCCGGCGATGCGGGCTCTTACATCTGCGAAGTCACCGACGCTGCAGGCAAGACGCTCACTTCAGCTGCTTGCGCCGTCACCGTCAGCTAACCATTTATGCCCGGTTCGCCGGGCTATTCTGAGATGAATCAATGACTCAATTCTCCCTGATCCCGAACCCAACGTTTTCAGCTACTGCCAGCATCCCACAAGCCGGGAAAGAAGACGGCAAACTGACCTTCAGCTTCCGCCATAAAACGCTTGAAGAGCTGCGCGCTCTGGACGAGCAACTGCAAAAAAAAGCCGATGGCAAAAAAGCGCCTATCGCGCCACAGGCCGACTATCTGATGGAAATCGTCGACGGCTGGGCGCTGCCGGATGAGTTCACCCGCGATAACGTGATCGTCCTCCTGCAGAACTATCCGCGCGCGTTCGACAGCATCGGCTTGGCCTACACCAAAGAGCTGATGGGTATCCGCGAAAAAAACTGAGGCAGGTCGCCGCAGCGATGTATACACCGGGACCGACACTCGCGGAGTTAGCCGCTTTTGGTTTAACGCCTGAGGACGTGGAGGAAGAGGTGGGGATCCTGCCATCCATATGGGAGGCCTTTACCGTCTTCTCCACTCTGGCGACCCAATGGCGCGTCGGTGCGAGCGGTGCGACCGGTCTTGATTACAACGTTCTCCCTTGGGTGTTTGAATTGCACGAGGTTGAGGATGCGGCGGCCTGCATGGCTGATATTCGAATCATGGAAAGCGAGGCTCTCAAAGTGATGCATAAGGAGACGGCCTGATGAGTGACCAAATCGCCTCGATCACATTGCGTGCTGACGTATCCGATCTGAAAACAGCCAGCAATGAACTGGATAAACTCGGTGAAGCCGCGGCGGGAGCCGTAGGTAAAGCCGATGACCTTAACAGTGTATTCCGCGCTGGCGCTGAGTCTGCGAAACAGGGCAGCGAAGGTCTCAAAGAGCAGCAGACTGCGCTCAAAGGCCTGCTGGAGAATATCGATCCGGTAAACAAGGCGCTGAACCGCCTGGATGAACAGCAGGCTGCGCTGCGTAACTTCCAGACCAAAGGCTTCCTGGATACCGACGATTTTCAGCACTACAACAAAATCCTGGACGATAGCCGGCTTAAGCTGACGGATACCGGCGAAGCAGCTGCGCGTGCCCAGGCAGAACTCGCGGCCACTCAGGCGGCAGAGAAGCAATCAGCCGCGCTGAAGAACCTGCTGGGTTCAATCGACCCGACGATCCGCGCATTCAACTCGCTGGACGAGCAGCATGCGCAGCTGGTGGCACACTTCGAAGCAGGGCGCATTAACGGCACCCAGTTCGAGCATTTCAACACCATCCTCAACCAGACGCGTGAACGGCTCTCTGGCGTGGCTGACGTGCTGCCTGAGGCGCTATCCCGACAGGAGGCCGCTGCACGCCGCGCTGGAATTTCTGTGGGGCAGTACAGTGCTGCGCTGCGCACGCTCCCGGCGCAGTTTACCGATATTGCTACTCAACTGGCAGGTGGACAATCCCCATTCCTGATCCTGCTACAACAGGGTGGGCAGATTAAGGATTCCTTCGGGGGCCTCGGTCCAATGCTCCAGGCTCTGAGGGATGCATTATTTGGCTTTAACGAAGAAAGCAGAGAGACCGCTGAATCGGCAACAAACATCAGTGATGCTGCTGAAGGTCTTAATAACACGAGTGAGGCAGCGGAAAAACTGGGGCGGGCGGGTGGTCTGCTAAATACCTTTAACCTTGCTATTGCGGGTTCTGTAGCTGTTCTGGCTGTTCTGGCGGGAGCTGCATATAGCTCATCCCAGCAGTTCGACAATGTTGCCAGATCGCTCATTTTGATGGGAGGGGCTGGCTTCTCATCAATGCAGCAATTGAATGACGCGGCAAAAGATGTTGCAGAAAATGCTGGCGCGTCCCTGGCTGATTCTGTTGATACCCTGGTACAACTTAATGACACCGGGAAGTATACCGCCGACCAGATGACTAAAATCGCCAAATCCATTATGGCTATGGGCGATGCTGGCCTCGATACGAAGGCTGCACTGGCGGACTTTTCACGGCTGGCAAGCGATCCTATTAAGGCGCTGGCAAGCCTTAATCAGCAATATGGCTTTGTTGATGAAGCTATGATGAAGCACATCATCACCCTTGAAAAAACTAAGGGCAAAACAGCAGCTGCAAACGAAGCGATAACGTTGTTTGCCAGCACCATGGAGGACCGTAGCAATAAAATTGTTGAGGCCACCGATAATATCGGGCAAGCCTGGAACGGACTAAAAGCCTCCTCTTCCGACATTTTCGGCCAAATCGGGATTACAGTTCGGGCCTGGGGCAATCAAATCATTGATATCTTCAAATTGCTGAAAGCATCCATCAATGATTTGTTTCTGAATCTCACCTCGCTTGACGCTAAATTCACCGGAACAGTTGCCGGATGGGCTGAAAAAATTCCTGGTGGTGGTGCGCTGGCAAATTTCCTCGGCATCGATGTCGAGGCAATGAAAAAGGCTGGGGCTGAAGCTGACAAAGAAATCGCAGCCAATAAAAAACGCTACGATGAACTCTGGAAACGGATCTCCGCACCAAACGCGCAAGCTAATTACGAGGCTGAAGCGCGAGGAACCTCGGTCAAGGGTGAAGGGGGTACAAGTCGCGAATCGAGAGATGCAGTTTCGAAGCTTACCCAGGACTCTGCCAAAAAGACCAAAGAGGCAAGAGCTACGCTGGATGCTGGCGATCGCACCCTGGAGAACTACCGCGCCCAGGCCAGAACCCTAACGGAAACGCTCGAAACCCTGCGACAGACCGGCGATCTTCACGCCAAAAACACTGAGTTCAGCAAACAGCAATCGCATTTTGCCGAATTGGACGAGGCCGCTAAAACCCGTGCGCTGACTGCCCAGGAGAAATCTCTTCTCTCAAGTCGGGAGGCCATCCTCAACGCTGCTAAGGTTGTGGATCAGAAAAACAAGGAGGTTGAGGCCCAGCAGAAGATTAATGGCCTGGCGCAGCAGGCTAATAAGTACGTCACTCAGATGTCGGAAAAGACTGATGCCGTACGTGATAGCGCAGGCCTCAGCAGTCGCCAGACACAGCGTATGATGGAGGAGGCCCAACTTCGTCAGGGCTGGCTGAACGGAGGCGGTAAGCTTGAAGACGCTGGATATGAGAAGGAGTTAGCGGCACTTCGTAAATATTATGCTGAAGAAGATAAGTTGCGTGGCGACTGGAAATCAGGTGCTATCAGCGGCTGGAATGAGTATTTGGACGTCGCCACCAATACTTATGACGCCGTTAAAAATGTAGCCAGTTCAACCCTAACAGGCCTGAGCGACATGCTGACCGAACTTATGACTACCGGCAAAGCGTCGGTTAAAGAGTTCGGCAAATCCATGCTCAAGATGATCCTGGATGTGACAAACCGTCTTATGGTTGCCTACGCAGTGCAGGCGGCAATGGGGTGGGTTAACGGCGGGTCTGGTGGTGGCTCAACTCCGGGTGGAGCTTACGCCAATGCTGCTGCAGGTGTAACGTTCAACGCTAAAGGCGGCGTATACGATTCTCCAGGTCTCAGTAAATATGTGAATGGCGTCTACAATTCACCTCAGTATTTCACGTTTCAGGGAGCCTCTAAGTTTGCCAAGGGTGGTGTATTTGCCGAGGCGGGCGAAGAGGCGATCATGCCGCTTACGCGTGATTCCGCAGGACGACTGGGAGTCAGGGCGCAAGGTGGGGGCGGTTCGCAGCCGCAGGTCAATATTGATATCTACGTCGATAACAAGGGCAATACATCATCAAATACGTCTGGAGATGGTAATGCCGCTGCCAGAGCTTTAGGCAAGGAAATCGAAGCCAAGGTGACTGAGATCCTGGCAAGAGCCGCCCGAAGCGATGGATTACTTGGCAGACAGTTCCAGGCAAAGTAATTTCCTGGCTTAATTCCTGAGATGGGAATATCACATGTACCTGGTTACAGCCATACATCCCCTAGTTATCATGAGCTATACGATGCTAATCAAGGGGATGATAATGAAGGCGCTCAAAATTGGCCTTGTAGGGATTGTTGTTATTTATTTGTTCATCAATGCCAGTAAATCACAAGAGATAAAAAGCGAAGACATACCTGCGTTTGCTAAAAGTGAGTCAAACGCTTGGATTGCAAAAACGCTAGATAAACTAGGTGCCGACGTTATCAAAAGCTCAACCTTCTATCTGAAGCAAGAGCTGACGGAGGAGGACATTGTTAACGGCTATGTTTGCGGAACAATAACAACCGGGGAACGCTTCTTTACTGAGGTCTCGATCAATAAGCGCAAGCACACTTCTGGCATTTTCAAAAATATGATTTTTGATAAGCGCAATGCAAAAACATTTAATCAGATCTGGAACGCTGAGTGTAAGTAACCACCACACCCGACGACCACCCACCCGAACTCGAGCCTCGCTAACGCGGGGCTTTTTTGTCGTTAGTCGATTGAGATCAATGAATCAGCATTTGCCGTTGCGCCTGTGATTTCTCCTGATAGGATTAATCTTATCTTTTACTGATGGGGATAGGGATGTGAAGAAAATTCTTGTTGTTCTATTGGTGTCACTTTTCTCGCTAACAGCAACGGCTGCAAACAAACCATGCTCAGGTAAGAAAGGTGGAATATCGCATTGCTCAGGTGAAAAGTTTGTTTGTAATGATGGAACTATCAGCAAGTCTAAGAAGGTTTGCCAGAAATAGTTGTCTATAACTGGCTCCCACTATCAAATTCAAACCCGCTTCGGCGGGTTTTTTTATGGAGTAAATATGGTAGTTGAAACCTACGGCTGGCGCTCGCAGCTCGGTGCCGGGCCCATTGAATATGACCAGACGGTGCGTGCAGCGCAGTTCGGCGATGGTTATGAGCAGGTGGCCGAGAACGGCATCAACTCCACGGCCATTCAGGTGCCGCTGAAGCACACTGGTACCGATGCCGAGGTAAAAGCTATCCGCGACTTCCTGCTGGCTCATACCGTAAAGGCTTTCATCATCACGCCGCCAGGCGAAGAGAAGGGGCTTTACCGGACTGTCGCTAACTCGGTGCGCAAGAACCAGATCAACAGCAAATTCGCTGAGCTGACGTTCACTATTAAACGGGCCTACGGGGTATACGCATAATGGAACTTGTTGATCAGGCCGCGAAGCTGGCACCAGGCGGCAGGGTCCGCCTGGTCGAAGTGGATGCCTCAGAGTTCAGCGGCGGGATCCACTGCTTTCACTACAGCCCGTTTCCCCATACGCCTGCCGAGATTGACGCGGCGAACGGCGACGAGGCCAGGCTGGGGCCGAAGCCCATCATCTGGGATGGCAACGCCTACGAGTTCTGGCCCTTCCAGATTGCCGACCTGGCGCTTTCAACGGATCAGGCCGCCGAGCCAAAGCTCAGCGTGTCTAACCTCGACGGCCACATCACCGCGCTTTGTCTCCAGTTTAAGGACATGGTGAATGCGAAGGTAAGCATCATTGACACCTACGCGGTTTACCTGGATGCGGTGAACTTCCCGGGCGGTGTTAATCCGACAGCAGACCCGACGATGTTCTCCCTACAGACCTTCTGGCTGGATACCAAAACCTCTGAAGATGACGAGATGGTGTCCTGGTCGCTCAGTAGCCCGGCAGACCTGCAGAACCTGGTCATACCAACCCGGCAGATCACCTCGCTCTGCGAATGGGCACTACGCGGACAATATCGCAGCGGTGACGGCTGCACCTACAACGGCACGGCATATTTCGATGCGAAGGGTAATGCGGTAGCGGACCCGGCGTTTGATGTATGCGGGGGTTGCCTCAGTGACTGCCGCAAGCGTTTCGGCGCAGGGCTGGCAGAACCGAACACTGCCGTTCTTGATTTCGGCGGCTACCCGGCGACAGTTCTCTTCACCCGATAACCGGATATACCCATGAACAAAACCATTATGACGGCGATCCGGGCGCATGCGCTGGAGGAATCCCCACGCGAGTGCTGCGGCTTTGTCATTCAGTCAGGACGGCGCCAGCGCTATATCCCTGTGCCGAACAGCCACGAAAACCCGACCGAGCATTTCAGAATTGACGGTCAGCACTGGGCGAATGCTGAGGATGCCGGAACCATTATCCGGGTCATTCACTCCCACCCGGGCGACGGCGCACGGCCTATCCCGTCTGACCTCGATCGCCAGCAGTGTAATAACTCCGGCGTGGTCTGGGGCATCTACGCTTCGGACTGCGATGAATACGCAGAAGTAACGCCGGACGCCATACCGCTGATTGGCCGCCCGTTCATTCTGGGTTCGCACGACTGCTGGGGGCTGGTCATGGACTGGCACGCCACTCAGGGCGTGATGCTTAACGATTTCCGCGTTGATTACCCATGGTGGGAAAGCCAGTACCCGGACAACCTCTATTTTGACAACTGGGAGCGGGAAGGGTTTGTCGAATGCGACCCGGCGCCCGGCTGCATGGTCATCATGCAGGTTGAATCCGCTAAGTGGAACCACGCGGGGATCATCACAGAGGAAGGTGAGCTACTTCACCATCTATATGGCCAGCCCTCCTGCATCACGCCGTATGCCCGGGGTTACTTCAAGGACCGGACCATGATCTGCGTTCGCCACAAAGACCTGCCGCAGGAGATACAGCCATGGCGCGTTTAACCACTATCCGCCTGTATGGAGCGCTGGGAGCCCGGTTCGGGCGTGTCCATAAACTGGCCGTGCAGACATCGGCAGAAGCCGTGAAGGCACTCTGCATCAACCTGGACGGGCTGGAAAGCTACCTGATGAACGCCAAAAAGAACGGCATGACGTTTGCGGTGTTCCGCGGTAAGCGGAATATAGGGGTTCAGGACTACAAGGAGTTGGGCGGCGATAGTGACATCCGTATTGCGCCGATTATGGAAGGGGCGAAAAAGGCCGGCATGATCCAGACCATTCTCGGGGCGGTCATGGTGGTTGCCGGCATTGCAACGGGCATTCTCACTGGATGGACCGGTATCGGCGCGACGTTTGCTGCAGGACTGATAATGTCCGGTGGTTCAATGATGGCCGGCGGAATTTACCAGATGCTATCGCCGCAGCCCAAAGGCCTGCAGGGGCGCGATGACCCGGACAACAAACCGAGCTATGCCTTTGGCGGCGCAGTGAATACCCTGGCGATGGGCAATCCGGTTGCTCTGCTGTATGGCGAGCGTGAAATCGGGGGGGCGATTATCAGTGCAGGGATCGTGGCCGAGGACATCTGACGACTTCTTACTCTTCAATTAGCACCCGGTCGGGTGCTTTTTTATGGATGCAATATGGCAACGATTACTGGTGCAAAGGGCGGAAGCCAGAAGCAGCATACGCCTGTCGAACAGCCTGATTCAGCCCAATCTATGGCGCGTTGCCGTATGCTGCTGGCGCTCGGTGAAGGGGAGTTTGCTGGTGGGCTGGACGCGACCCGGATTTTCCTTGACGGCACTCCGCTGGGCAACGCCGATGGTTCGATGAACTTTGAGAATGTCTCCTGGGATTTTCGCCCTGGCACGCAGACGCAGACGCCGATCCCCGGCTTTCCTGCTGTGGAGAACGAGACCAGTATTGGCGTATCGCTGACTAAGGCCACACCCTGGACCCGCGCTATCAGCAATACCCAGATTGATGCTGTGCTGGTGCGCATCGGGATCACCGGCCTGCAGCAGCAGGAGAATGACGGCGATATCGTAGGCACCACCGTCGCATATCACATCGACGTTGCGGTTGATGGCGGCGCATACAAGACAGTACTCACCAAAACGGTAACGGAAAAGCTCAGTTCACTGTACGAGCTGACGCACCGCATCAATCTGCCCAAAGCCACCACTGGCTGGCAGATCCGTGTGGTCCGCGATACTGCCGATAGCGCCAGCCAGATGCTGCAGAACAAAACGCAGGTACAGGCCATCACCGAGGTCATCGACGCCCGCTTGCGCTACCCGCATACCGCGCTGCTGTATGTGTCATTCAATGCAAAAGCATTCAGCAATATCCCGAAAATATCCTGTAAACCGAAAGGCCGGGTGATCCGCATCCCGCAGAACTACGATCCCGACGCACGGACGTATAGCGGTACATGGGACGGCACATTCAAGTGGGGCTGGACGAACAACCCGGCGTGGATCTGGTTTGATGTCCTGACAGAGCCGCGCTTTGGTCTGGGCCGCCGGGTAACGGTGGATATGCTCGATAAATGGGAGCTCTACCGCATCGCCCAGCGCTGTGACCAGCAGGTACCGGACGGGAAGGGTGGTACCGGCACAGAGCCGCGATTCATGTTTGATGTCTATATCCAGTCGCAGGCCGACGCCTGGCAGGTTATCAAGGATATCGCTGCTGGCTTCAACGGCATGACGTTCTGGGGCAACAACATGTTCAATGTTGTCTCTGATATGCCGGCAGACACGTCAAAGCTGCAGATCCTCACCCGCGCATCAGTGGTGGGTAAGCCAACGTATTCCAGCGGCAGTGAAAAAACGCGATTCTCGAGCGCGCTGATTAACTTCAGCGACCCGGATAACCATTATCAGGACCGCACCACCGCGGTAATGTTTCCTGAGCTGGTGAAGCAGTTCAAATTCAAGCAGACCCAGCTCACGGCCATCGGCTGTACACGCGAGAGCGAGGCGCAGCGCCGTGGCGGGTGGGCGGTTTATTCTAACTCACTGGACCGTATCATTACGCTGCAGACCGGGCTGGATGGCTTCGCCTATGTCCCTGGCACCGTATTTGCCTTCGCTGATGAGCGCGTTTCCGGGCGTGTTTATGGTGGCCGCCTCACGGACTATAACGCCGGGCTTAAAGCGGTAACAACCGATCGCGGTACCAGCGCTGTCGCGGGTGACACACTGATGATCCGCACCCAGGGCGGCATTGTGGAAAGCCGAGTTATACAGGCGGTCAACGGCACGCAGCTGATCGTGGCCACTCCGTTCACAGCAGCGCCAGCGCCAAACGCCGTTTTCGTTATCGATGCCGGGCAGCTGCGCCTTCAGTACTTCCGCGTCACGAATCTGACGTTTAACGATGAAGAAAACACCTATACCATTACCGGCGCGGAATACAACGCATCGAAGTATGATGCCGTCGACCACAATGCGCGCCTCGATATCCCGCCGATCAGCCTCATCCCCACGGGAGTTGTTTCACAGCCCGGCAATATCGTCGTTTCGAGTTACGAGTCGGTGCGCCAGGGCCAGCGCATAGCGACATTGACTGCATCCTGGGATGTTCCGCTCGATAAAGCCGGTAAGCCGCAGGCCGATGTGATCGCCTATCAGGCTCAATGGCGCCGGAACGATAGCGAGTGGGTGAACGTCCCGCAAACCGGCCTCCGCAACATTGAGGTGCCGGGGATCTTCGAAGGTGATTACCTGGTGCGGGTCCGGGCGATAAACGCCGGTGGTGCATCGAGTCTGTGGGCAACATCCGCGCTGACCCACCTTAAGGGCCGGATCGGTGATGTGCCAACGCCAGTTAATTTCCGTACCACGCCGTTGCTCTGGGGCGTGCAGCTGGACTGGGATTTCCCTGCGGGCACTGGCGATACGCTGCAGACAGAAATTCAGTATTCCACGGTATCAACCGGCGCGAACCCGATGCTGCTGGCTGGCGTCCCGTATCCCCAGCAAATTTACCAGCAGCTTGGGCTAAAGGCAGGGGTAGGTTTCTGGTATCGGGCGCGGCTGGTGGATCGCACCGGCAACAAGTCGGCCTGGACTGACTTCATCCAAGGCAGCAGCAGCTCAACCGCCGCTGATTACCTAGTGGATATCGATAACCAGATCAAACAGACCGACGCCTATAAAGACCTCGTTTCGGATATTGCGGATCTGGGTGAAGATATCCAGTCTGCGCGCGACGACATCACCGCAGTAACGACAGAGTCGGCGACGACTAAAGCGGGCCTGGCGCAGGAGGTCACGGACCGTAAGAAAGCCATCACCGACGAGGCAACGGCGCGGGGGCAGGCGCTGCTGACGGAGAAGAACGAGCGCGTCGCGGATATCAGAAACGTCAACCAGACAATTCAGACCACCTCTGACTCGCTGGCGCAGCAGATTGCGCAGATTTCGGCAGGCACCGGCTCCCAGTTCGACCCGGCGAAAATATGGTACTTCGATTCGACGGTAGAAGGCTGGACCGGGAACGGGACTCCCACAATCGTTGACGGGTGGATCCGCCCGGCGAACCACGCCACCGATCCGTGGGTGGCATCACCGGGATCACTGGCTATCAACTCCTCGTCCTATCGCTTCGTTAAACTCCGCATCAGGAAATTCGGTGCGCCGGGCTGGACGGGGCAGCTGCGCTGGCGTGGTACCGGTGGCTTTAACGACACCAACATGCTCACTGTCGCCGAGCCTGCATACGACGCGAACGGGATCGCCACGCTTGAGTTCGACAATATCCCCTGGCTGACTGAAACCACGATGAATCAGTTCAGGCTGGATCTGTCCACCAGGCAGGATGCGACGAATTATTTCCTGATTGACTGGGTGGCGCTCGGACGGCCTACGCCCGGCGCAGGTATGGCGGCGCTGCAGCAGGAAACGACAGCCCGTGTTGCTGGCGACCAGGCGGAAGCCACAGCGCGAGAAACGCTGGCGACGCAGATCCGGGGCGGCTATACCGGTGATGACCCGTCGAAGCTGGCCTCGGGCTTGCTCTACACCGAACGCCAGGCGCGCATCACGGCGCAGGAAGCGGAGGTGACAGCCCGGACGGCGCTGGAAGCGACCGTTAATGCTAACAAAGCCAGCGTGACGCAGGAGCTGGCAACGCTGACGACTGAGCAGGAGGCGCAGGCAACCACGTTGTCGGGCCTGCAGACCACCGTCGGGAAAAATACTGGCGATATCACGCGTATCGATAAAGCCGTCGCTGATAATAATAAAGCCCAGACTACCGCGCTGGCTGAGGTTAAGGCAGCAACCGACAAGAACACAGCTGCCATCAGCACGGAAACCACGGCCCGCACGGATGGTGACTCCGCGCTGGGGCGTCGTATCGACAGTCTGAAGGTTGACGTGGACGGCAACACTGCCAGCCGCGACGCCGGTACTGTCGGCAGCGTCAGCAACGCTCTCGCCAGCTTCATGGCTTTCTCCGATCAGCGCGTCACGTTTGCCGTTGGCGAAACAAAAACGCAGGCCGATATCACCGAGACCCGGAAGACCGCCGCGGATGCCACAAGCGCTGTAGCTGAGCAGGTCACTACGCTTAAGGCCACGGTTGAGCAAAACGGCCAGACCAACGCTGCAGCGATCACCAGGATTGACCGGACGGTTGCGGATCTGGAGAGCGCAACAGCGACCAGCATTCAGCAGGTGACGGCTGCAATTGGCGATACCAATGCCAACGTCCAGACGACCAGCCAGGCTGTTGCTGATATCAATGGCAAGCTGAGCGCGCAGTGGGGCGTTAAAGTTCAGGTGGAGGCGAACGGCGTTAAACGCATCGCGGGTATCCAGCTTGGCATTGACGGTACAGGGGCCTCAAACTTCCTGATTTCAGCCGATACGTTTGCGGTTTATAACCCGACGACGAACGGGCAGGAGCTGGTGTTTGCGGCAACCGGTGGACAGATGTTCATGCGTTCGGTGTTCATCCAGGACGGGTCCATCGATAACGGCAAGATCGGCAATTACATCCAGTCAAGCAACTGGGACGGGACCGGCAATGTCGGCTGGCATATCAATAAATCCGGGTATGCCACGTTTAACGGTGTGACTGTTCGCGGGACGATTTATGCCACCGATGGGAGTTTTAGAGGCAGAGTTGAGGCGACCAGCGGGAGCTTTAAGGGCACGGTTGAGGCGACATCTTTCATTGGCGATGTCGCCAACACAGGGGTGTACCCCGACTCCAGCAACCGGTCGAACAATGCTGTTTCTACCAGTGTAGCTATGACGTATACCGACTCCAGCAATAGCGTGCTGAATAAAAACGCCGTTGTAGAGTCATTGATATATGTGCGGGGGATTACAGGTGCGGTTACGTCCACCGTTCAGGTAACTATCGCGGGTAACGTCCGTACGTTCAATTATGACGTTCCTGTAGGTGGGCTATGGTTCACTGCACGGCACGCGGCGACCGGGATGGGTGGACAACGTATTGATGCCAGCATTGTCGTTAATTCCAGTAATGCAACCGTGGCAATTTATGCACCAACTATCACTGTGACCCGCGGTACCGGCTCCTTCTCCTGATCCCTACAACCTCAGACCATCCAACCCAGCTCCGGCTGGGTTTTTCATTTTAAGGACATCACGAATGGCCACACTTGATGACGATTTAGCGAAAGCCGTCACGGAAGGGTTTCGCCTGGCGCAAAGCAGTATCATCAACCAGGACCTTATTTTATCGGGTGCCGGTGATGTCACCGTAACCCTGGCAGACGGCTCGAAAAAGACGGGTCCCAGCTGGACGAAGCTGATCGCCCAGGCGGGTGCGGCAGGAGCCAGCGCCGCCGCAGCCAAAACCAGCGAAACAAACGCTCTTGCTTCAAAAAATGCAGCAGCACAAAGCGCCACGAACGCGGCAACGTCTGAGGGGAATGCTCTCTCGTCGAAGAACGCGGCCAAAACTTCAGAAACCAACTCGAAAACGTCTGAGACGAACGCGAAGACTTCAGAGAATAACGCCAAAACCAGCGAAACGAACGCCGCAGCATCACTGGCGGCGGCACAGCTGCTGACGTCTGTACCTTACGAGGAGGCTCCGTTCCCTGACGTCTGGTTACCGCTGAATGATGGCATGCGCCTGCTGGCGGGTTCCGCGCCTTATGACCGGCTGACGATTTCCGGGCAGGTACTGGAGCTACCAACAAAGTCAGCGACCTTTGCCCGTTCAACCACTGCAACAGTTATGGATAAGTCAGGGTCAATGCGTTTAGCAGATATTAACGAACCGCGTTTTGAGCGCGGGGGGTTATTAATGGAATCTCAGGCCACGAATTTATATACAAACTCCGAACAGTGGGGGGCGGGGCAACGAGTTACCACAACCAATAATAGCGGCGACTCGCCTCGTGGCGATAAAACGATGGCGTTATTGGTTGAGGATACAGCAAGTTCTGAACACTACTCGCAAGACCGAAATATATCGTTAACAGCAGGCACAACTTATTGTTATTCGGTTTTCGTAAAAGCTCACACAAATCCACGTAATCTATATCTGCGTGTCGCAGCTGGTAGTACAGCCGGTGTTTTCTTCGACCCTGTAGCGGGTGCCTGGGTTGGAACTGGTAATGGTGCTCAGTTTGTCGACCGTGGATTTGAAGTTCTCAGTAATGGTATCTTTCGCGTCTGGATGACATTTACCGCTGCGGCCAGCCAGAGTACAGTTATTCGCCTTCAATTGGGGAATGGACCTTCTTCGAGTTATACCGGTGACGGTGTATCCGGTTTATATGTCTGGGGTGCGCAATTAGAAGACAGTCCTTTCCCAACTTCATACATCCCTACAAATGCGGCAGCAGTGACTCGGACCGCGGATAGTTGGGTCATCCCAGCGGAGAATGCAGGATATAAAACTCTTACCACGCTTTTTGACCGAACCGTTGCCGTGGAGTTAACGACAAAATTTATGCCTGTTGGTGGCTATACAGAGGCTATATCTGTCCAGGGTCCTAGATATGACATCATTTGTCGACTTGATACGAATAAAATGATCCGTTCTTACAGGAGTTCCCCGCTGGAAATTGCCTCACAAGATGGGACGGCAAGTATTTTTTCATACAGAGTTGCGGGTAATAATGTGTATATGTCATTCAATGGCAAGATTACATCAGGCACACGAGCTAATGCTGACAATAATGTAATTACGAAATTTGGAAATATAAGCCAGTCAGTTGCCCGGTTCGTATATTACATTCGAAATCTGCGCATCTGGCACCGCGCATTAACTGATAACCAAATTAATGGACTCCGCTAATGAGAGACTTATATCTGCGCTTCGCTGGCGCCGACGAAATGCGCACGCAGTTAATCGCGACGGGTCTTATGGATGAGGGGCAGGGGATGTTATCTCATCCTGACATCAGCCTGGATATCGTCGGCGTTATCACTGTACCTGCTGAAGTTATCAATCCCGGTGAAGAAAACGAAGTTATTAAGTACACCACCGAACCCGGCTATCACGTTAATTTGCGGGTCATGAATGACTCGCTCGATTTATCCGGGCTGAACGACTTTGTGGTTACACCGAAAACACCGGCTCGCGTCTGGGCGTAAGGAATTAAGTTATGGCAAACAGAATAGACACGGCTGAATTAAGCAGGGCCATTGCTGCCTGGACATCCACCATCAATGACGCGTCTCTGCCGGGGGTCGGGAGTACGGTTTATGGCGGATACATAAAGTCACAGTACACCGTAAATGGTGTTGAGAAGATATCCGCCCAACTCCAGATCGTGAAACGCATCGAA